CAGGAATTTATAGACAAGATAAATAAAGCAATAAAGAACTGCCCTTGGAAAGTAGATATGTGTGGTGTAGATGTATGTAGAGGTGATGTCTTACCTTGTCAGGAATGTATAGATTCTGGAAGATGCGACATAATAAGAACTGTATATAAGGAGGTGCAGAATGGCTGATGATAAGTGGATTGATATAGGGAAAAACACGGTAGATACATCAAAGGGTTATACTATCAATTTCGATAAAGTGTTCAATCGAGAAGATATTGCAAATATGGATATGTATCAAAGTCCCATTACAACGATGTTTGATGACATTGAATATAAGATGCGAGAAGAACATGAAAAACAAATCTTTGAAGCGATTCAAAATGTGGAAATACGTGTAGATAAAGAAGAGTTGATAAAAGCCTTACAGTACGACAGGGACCAGTACAGGAAAGGGTATAATGATGCCATGGAAAAAGTAAGAGTGGCTGGTTGTAAAGCTAGTGATAAATGTGTATTTGATTGCACAGATGGTGCACTTACAGATAATTTTGAAAGAACCTATAACAAAGCAATAGAACGATATACACACTATTTTTGGGAATTTTTAGGAGAAGAATAAATGAGGCATCATAATAGTAAGTGTAATAGTTGCACATTTTATAGAAATAAATATTCACCAGTATTTCATACTTTCATAATGACGTGTACTGCGTCAAAACCAATAAAGATAGGATGTGTAGAAACCTATAAGAAGGAAGATATCTATGTTAATGACGATACAAGAGATAGCAAGAAGTTACAAAGAAGCTAAGAACCCTGAGAAACAGATTAAGATATTAGCGGAGCTGAATGCATGCTCCGAGGAGCAGATTATTGTCGTCTTAAAAGGGCAAAAAGTCCTTCCGTGTAAAAATACCTCAGAGCAATCTAAAACCCGCAAAATGAGACCAAAAAGGACTAAATTGAATGACCTATTACTTGAGGGAATAGCAACATTAGCAAATGAGATTCAGGAGTTACAAATGAATCTTGATATATACAAAGAGAAGATGGAGAAGTTACAGAGTCTTGTGGAGATGGAGGAATATGAAGAATGAGTTATTTTGATGATGCTGATGAGAGAATATGTGGAAAATGCTACAATCACCGCAAAAGTTATGATGAGTGGATTTGTAATAATCCTGCATCTGACTGTTATATGTGTGCTACAGAATACAATGACAGATGTGATGAGTTTGAAGACCGAGCAAACTCAGGGTTCTCTGTGACTCTGAAAAAATAAATTTTTTACTTTACTTTTAAAAGTAATGGGAGTATGATTAATGTGTAAGGTAAATTTATGTGAAAGGAGAACACAATTATGGGTGGACGTGGTAATGCTGCTGCTAGAAATTCTAGAAGTCCAATCGATTATAAAGTTACTGAACCCTCAAGAGGTCAGCGAATAGCTGGTGAAGATATTCTTACAGAGGCAAAAGATAGTTTGAACAGAATTGTTGAGGACTATGGCACAGAGGATGTTGATAGAATCTATGAGGCATTAGCAGATTATTATCCTCAATCAATGTACGATGACGATAGCCAAAAGGTTATGAAAGTTGACCTCAAAAACGGAACTGTTGATTTAATGGAATTTAGTATTCGTAATGATATGAAACCTGGAAAGTTGTCTATAGAGCTTTCACCACTCAGATTTGACCTTGATGAATTCAACGATGAGGAACTTTCTTATTGGAACATCAAGAAAACTGGAAGAAATAAATACGAGTGGCTATAAGAAGGAGAAGAGGGCAGATACATAAGAGCATATGACCATAGTTTGTAGAGCTTTGTGTTCTACAATCTCGGGGAAGAGTTTCAGAGGAAAACCTCAGCGTGCGCACATAATAACAGAGAGCTGAAGTCTCGGGTGCAAGTCCCGATTCCCCGCTCGGTGTAAACCGAAATAATTGAATAAAGGAGGAAAAGCGACGAGACCATGCACATAAGTTACAGTAGATTCAGCAGTTACTTAAGATGTCCGTATCTACACTATCTTAGGTATCATGAAGGAATCACAGGAGCTTCACCTGTCAGACCACTTCACTTCGGTTCGGACTTTCATAAACTTCTTGAAGTCCGCAAGAGTAAAGCTAAAGTGAAGAAAGAGTGGCAGAGAATGCGGGATGACTTCTATTCCATGCCCTCCAGTTGGCAAGCGGAGCTGGGAGAGAATTATCCTGATGACCTCAAGACTATCTTCGAAGACTACATGAAGATGTGGAAAGGTACACCGCTTCCGGATGAAACAGAACATCCTTTTGAACTCACTATTGGCCAAGAGAATGGCGAGGACATACAATTTGTTGGAGTCATCGATGAACTGTACAATACGGATGAAGGAATTGACATAGGTGAACACAAAACATTCTCTAGACCACCAGATATGAATACACTCATGATGAATACTCAGAAGAGCCTGTACTGTAAAGCTGCTGAGATTATCTGGGGAAAGTTGCCTAACAAAGTTAGATGGGACTACATCAAGTCTACACCAGCCAAATACCCTGTATGGCTGGAAAAGTCAGGAAGATTCAGCACAGCAGCAAGTAAGGACATAACTCCTGCCAGTTTCAAGCGAGCTTGTAAGGAGCGAGGAATTACAAATAAAGAAATATTGAAACTCGCAGACACCTACGCAGGAAATGAGAATAACTTCTTCTTCAGAGTTCAGCAGGATGTATATCCCGAAATGGTTGAGGAAATATTCAATGGGTTCTTATACACCTGCCGAGATATAGTGAACAGAAGCAAAGAGAATAAAGTAAAGAATATCACACGTGACTGCTCTTGGTGCGAATACAGAGATATCTGTATGGCTGAGATGTCAGGAAGTGATAGAGAATATGTAATTCAAGAAAAATACCAAAGAAAAGAGGAGAACTGATGGGAATATTGAGTGAAGCAGTAAATATCTCCAAGCTTGGACAGAGAAATCTGTGGGTGCTTTGGGGAAAATCTGGCTCAGGAAAGACACACTTCATAGGAACTATGCCAAAGCCTCTGTTGTACTTACAGATAGGTGATGATGGCAGTAACACTATTGCTGGAGTAGATGGAATAGAGGCTATATCCATCGACAGTCTTGAAAAGCTAAAGAAAGTTGGTGAAGAGCTTAAGAAAGATAAGAAGTATGCTTCTGTGGCTGTTGATACATTCAGCATGATAACCAATGTATGGATTGATACCAATGCTACGCAGAAAAATAAGAAAATGACTCAGCAGATGTGGGGAGACCTTAAGATTGCAACAGAGGAGCTTATAAAAATATTCCATGAAGTTGCAGCCACACATGTTGTAGCACTGAGTTGCCATGAGGCTACTGATGTTATCGAGGGTATGGATGATGAAGTCATCCCAGATTTCGCACCCAGTACAACAAAGGGAGCAAGGATATATATTCAAGGAATGGCGAACTATGGTATTCACTTCACCAAACTTCAAAAAACTATAACTGATAAAAATACAGGTGAAGACAAAGAAGTTGTTAGATATGCAGCTCATCTGGGAGCAAACCCCTATTATTGGACAAAGTTCCAGATAGCTGACACAGTTAAGGTTCCATCAACGATGGTAAATCCGTCGTATGATAAAATAATTTCAATCATTGAAGGAGGAAAATAATAATGGGACAGAAGTTAAAATTGGATTTTTCAGGAGTTGAGAGTTTTCAGAGAGCATCTGAGGGTATTCACGTTGTGAAGATTGCTTCAGCTGAGGTTAAACAGTCTCAGGGTGGAAATGACATGATTGTTGTTTCTTATGAAGTTACCAAGGGTGATGACAAAGGAGCAAGAGTGTATGAGAACTATGTTCTTACAGAGAATTCACTCTGGAAGCTTAAAGGAATGCTTCAGGCAATCGGCATGAAAGCTGATGGAAAGATTCAGCTTGATGTAGATAAGCTTGTTGGCAAGGTTTGCCAGATTAATGTTCAGCATGAGGAGTATGATGGAAGACTCAGAGCTCGTGTTGAAAGCGTTATGAAATTCTCTGCTTCAACAGCTGATGATGAGGATTTTGAGGATGACGTTGATGACGAGGCTCCATTTAACGGCATGAATGAGCCTGAAGAGGAAGAAAAGCCCAAAAAGACAGCTAAGAAAGCAGCAAAAAAGGCTGAACCTGAGGAAGAACCCGAAGACGATGATGATGATTGGGACGAAGACGAGGACGAAGAGCCTGAAGAGAAGCCTGCAAAGAAGAAAGCTACTAAGAAAGAAGAGAAGAAGCCTGAGAAAAAGGAAACCAAGAAGTCTAAGAAGGATGAAGAGCCTGAAGATGACGATGATTGGGATGACGAAGAAGATTGGGATGAGGAGTAATCAATAATTGATGGGTGCTGAAATATGCACCCATCTTAAAGGAGAGAATAATGTATAGAACGCAAGCACTCTACACGAAATTGAAGGACGAAAATTTTCCCATCTATCCCATTTGTGTCCCTTCGTACAACAGAGAAAATCCTCTTATTCTTAAAGCTTTAGATACATATCCAGATTTACCAATTATTCTGTTTATTCGCAATACTAAAGAGCAGAAAGCTCTCTATAAGAAGTGGAAAGACCGTTGCAGAATTGCTTTATTACCAGAGGTAGACAATATTGGAGCAACACGAGCAGCAATCATTGATTGGTGCATTCAGCATAAGATTTCTAGAATCTTCATGATGGATGATGACATTGATGAACTTGATTTTTTGTATCCCCACCCGACTAGGAATGGGACACTCTGTATGAGAGCAGCAAGACAGAATATGAATCGTCCTTATAAAGGTATCAATCCATTTACACTAAGGATGTGGATGAGGATGATAAAGGATGCAAGAGAGGACCTCACATTGGCTTCTCCTGCGTATCGACCAGATAGCTGGCACATGAAGAATAAAGATGCTGACCTGAAATATAATCAAGGTTCATGCATTCAATGTGTGTATGTCAATGTTAGAAATCTCTACAGAGCAGGTATTAACTACAGAGATACAGAGAATTGTGGTAATGAAGATTATGCACTTCAATTTGACATCATGTCTAAAGGTCTGACAACAGCAGTATTCCATGACCTCATGTATGGCTGTCCTGCAGTTGGTTCTCTTGAGGGTGGAAATGAAGATGCTTCAGTAATTAAAGACATAAAGGCTCGATATGAGCATTTTATTGAGTGTTTTCTTAAAAATGTGTCTGGAAAAAACCATCCTGGAATACGAATTGCACAAGCTAAGAGTGGAATCCCAAGTATTAAGTTTAATTGGAAATTCTGGGCGTTGAAGGAGGAAAAGAATGAATAAGATTGAAGTGCACAAGGCTACTTTAGAGGAGATGCATGAATTATATAAGCGCAAGAATGCTGATTATGGGGATAGTTTCGCTCAGCTGCGCAATAGATATCCTAATTTCGTGTGTATGAGATTGTTTGATAAGCTAAATCGTCTTGACACCTTGATACAACCAGGATATGAGGCTCAGGTGACTGATGAAAAGCTTGAAGACACACTCATGGACATAGCAAATTATGCAATAATGGAGATTGTTGAAAGAAGACTTGAAAAGGAGGAGAAAGCATGTTCGGTACAAACGGCTGTACAATAAGAGGAAAAGATATTGATGAAGTATGGGAATATTGGTATCACATGATTGTGAAAAATGAGTCACGTGAAACAGCTGAAAGTCGTGATGGAATTGTCGTAGGTGAAATTCTTAATGCTGTAACAATCATTGATGACCCGACAAGATGCATTCTTAAGAGTAAGATTAGAAATCTCCCCATGAGGTATATGGTAGGAGAGCTGTTATGGTATCTTTCTGCAAGCGATAAGCTTGATGCAATCAGACTTTACACCTCTGCTTGGGATAGAATGAGTGATGATGGTGAGACCGTCAACAGCAACTATGGTTATCAGATGAAATACACTGTAGACGAGGACACAGGCGAGGTATTCGACCAACTCGCTATGGTGTGTCAGATGTTAGCAGAAGACCCGAATACTCGTCAGGCTGTAATTCACATTAAGAAGCCAAAGAATTTATATGACCATCCCAGCAAAGATGTTAACTGTACTGTGTGTCTTCAGTTCTTCATCCGTGAAGGCAAGCTCTATATGACAACATATATGCGGTCTAATGACCTTTGGATGGGCTTCCCTAATGATGTGTTCCAGTTTACCGCAATGCAGGTGTGGCTTGCTATGAGACTAGGAGTCAAGCTTGGCAACTACACACATATCGCAGGTTCTTTACACATGTATATGCGTGATGCTGAAACAGCACTCAAGAATATCAACAAGGCTACCGATTCTGTAGTGGATGGAGTTTCGGCTATCAAAGGGGAGGTGAAGTAATGGAGAATCAGAACTTAACTAAAGTCATAATCAAGATACGAGTATCTGAGACTTCACACAAATGGGTTCACTTGTGCTATATTCCTCAAGTCTTGTTTGATGAATATAGAGAAAAGACAAAAGAAGGATTTTCCAATCTTAACGAACTGTTGTCTCGTTGGGTAAAAGAAGACTTCAATGTCGATTTAAAAGTAGATACCTATGAAAATCTTGAGGCATTAAAATGCTTGGTAAAAGTGAAATACAAAGAGTTGTATCCAGAAATTTTCCTTGACCAACCCACAGATAGGCAAGGCTGGCTGCGTGTATGGCTAGTGAAAAAGATAAGAGAGGAACTGAAGTCTGATGGAAAATAAAGTAAACAAGGAGCAGATGAGTGAATTACCCTACATCATAGCAGTGGATTTTGACGGAACACTTGTTGAAGATGAGTTTCCGAGAATAGGGAGAATTCGTCAACACGTGTGGGATAAAATGAAAGAAGCTCGGAATCAAGGAGCTAAGATAATTCTCTGGACCAGTAGAGACCATGAGAACCTCACACAAGCGGTAAAATTCTGTAGAGATAGAGGCTGGGAATTCGATGCAATAAATGAAAATCTTCAGGAATGCCAAGAGCTCTTCAATAATGATACTCGTAAAGTGTATGCGAATGAGTATTGGGATGACAAAGCAATTGGTCAATTCTGTACTTCTTTGTTTACAGGAGGAGAAGACTATGGGAGAAACAAGTCTACAAACAGCAGTTCTGACTTATCTGAACTCTCTGCCGCAATGTATGGCTGAGAATGTAAGCGGTAATGCGAGACAGTCTGGTAGAGCAGATATCAATGCCTGCTACAAGGGGAAATGTTTGAAACTAGAGCTCAAAGATAGAGACACAGATTATCAGGCTACTGAACAGCAAAAGCTGTATCTCTTAAGATGGAAAAAGGCTGGTGCTATTGTAGCTGTGTGCAGATATTTAAAAGACGTGAAGAAGATAGTGAAAGACATTGATGAGGGTAAGATATGAAATTCCCAGAAAACTGGACAGTTGTAGATAAACTCAACAGGCTACAGCGAATGGTGCTTCTACACAGCATAATCTATTATGACTTGAATGAGAGTGTAATAACAGATGATTATTACAGCAAGCTTGCAAGGTTACTCGCTAGAAAAGTAGAACACTATAAGAATAAACCCCTATTTCGGAAAACGATGTATTGGTATGTGTTTGAAGATTATACTGATGGCTCTACAGGCTTCGACTTGGCACATAAGCTAACTAAGAAAGACTACAAATATCTGTACTGTATGGCTACTCACATAATTCAAAGATATAAGGAGAAAAATCTATGAAATCTAAGGATTCAACAAGCAACGGAATAACATTCTTTGGGTTACTCACAATCGTATTCATTGCCCTTAAATTGATTGGAGTAATTACGTGGTCATGGTTGTGGGTATTGTCTCCGCTATGGCTTCCTGTAGTCCTAGTCATTCTATTTCTTGTTTTTATAGCTATTTGGAAACACTAAGGAGGAAAATCTATGAAAAAGCACAGAATAAATATTAAACTATTAGACGACAAAGCAACTATTCCTACACAAGGGAGCGCAGGAGCTGCGGGAAGAGATTTGTACGCTGATTTAGGCGGAAACAACTTAATGGTACAGCCTCACACATGTGCAACTGTTCCTCTAGGATTTGCAATGGCAATACCTGAAGGATGGGTTGGCTTAGTATTCCCACGCAGCGGAGCTGCTATGAAAAAAGGACTTAGACTTGCGAATAGTGTTGGAGTGATTGATAGTGACTACAGAGGAGAGTGGAAACTTCTAATCTATAATGACAGTGATTGCACCCAGATTATTGAGCATGGTGAGCGAATTGCCCAAGTACTATTCATGAAATTTAAAGATGTTGTATTTTACCCTGTAAAAGAACTTGATGAAACAGATAGAGGAGATGGTGGATTTGGCAGCACAGGAGAAAAATGATAGACCCAAATTCATATACAAGACAGAGCCTTGGGAGCATCAGAAAAAGGCTCTGTCTTATCTGTATAGACGTGATGCAGCTGCATTGTACACAGATATGGGAACAGGAAAAACCAAGATAATGATTGACTTGATACAGAGTCGAGGATTCAAGCGTGTGCTCGTTGTTGCTCCGAACAAGGCTTGTGAGGTATGGGAAGAACAAATTGGTATCCATGGGATAAGTCAAAATTTCTCCGTTTTTCGACTCAATAAATTGTCCGTGATAAAAGTTATTGAGTTACTATCTAAAACTCCGAAATCAGGACAAGAATTGTCAAATGGACCGACATTAGTATTTATAATCAATTATGAAAAGATATGGCGCAAGGGTATTGAGAAAATCTTATCCAGAAAAAGCTTTGGTCTTGACTGTATCATATGTGACGAGAGCCATAGAATTAAGACTCCTCGCAGCAAGTGCAGTATGTGTCTAGCAAGGCTAGGAAAAATCACGCCTCATAGATACCTTGTAACAGGAACTCCTCTAGCTGAGAATCCTACGGATGTATATGCTCAGTATAAATTCTTAGACCCAACAATATTTGGTACAAATTTGGAAAACTTTCGTGATGAATATGAGGTGATTGACCCTGTATTGACGGCTCGTATTGGTCACCGCATACTCGATAAAAATAACCCATACAAGAATCTTGATAAGTTACATGATAAGATGTTCGGCTGTGCTTTCTATGTTGAGTCTAGTGTAGAATTGCCCGAGCAGACTGACATAGAGTACAAATTCTCCATGCCTTCTAAGACTGAAAAGCTCTATCACAAATTTTTTAAAAAGAAAGTTGCTGAGCTCAATGGTATGTGGCTCAGTTCAGATAATGTTCTTACGAATATTCTAAGACTTCAACAGATTACATCAGGATATGCTGCTGTAGAAGACATAGATACAAAAGAAAAGAAAATTATTCGTGTTGATAAAGCCAGAGTCGAGGCTCTTAGAGATTTATTAGAAGAATTTCCTAAGAATGAGCCTGTTGTAATCTTCGCTAGATTTACAAAAGACCTCAAGAATATCCACAGAGTCTGTAAGGAGTTGGGAATTCTCAGTTCCGAAGTCAGTGGGAAAGCAGATACCCTCAAGAAGTGGAAGGAGGGTGAGACACAAGTCTTGGCAGTTCAATACACCGCTGGGTCAGAGAGTATTGACCTCACTCGAGCAAGATATTGCATCTATTACAGTATGACTCAAAGGCTCGCATTATATGAACAAAGTCGTAAGCGCATACATCGTCCAGGACAGACAAGACCAGTGGTATATTATCATATAATTGAGAAGATGAATAAAGGCATGACCATCGATGAAAAGATGTATCATGCCCTCAAGAATAAACAGGATATCGTGAAATATGTAATGGAAAAGGGTTGGGAATAACCCAACCCTCTTATCGGACTTAGATGTCATCAAATTCGCCTATCTTACATCCAGGATGCTTATCAAGTTCTTTCTGTATCTGAACTCTTATGTCCTTTGGACAGAACTTCTTGAGTCTTTCTGAATAAGATAGAGCAAATGTCTCGTCGAACCTTTTACAGTGGTCTCTGAAACTCATTCCTTTTGTGTTAGGAATCATCAATTTTGTGTTGATGTACAGGGTGTTTGTCTTAGTGTTGAAAAATGTGTACCTCATGGTCTTTACCTCCAATCTTCTACATTGTCAATTGCATCATAGGCTTCATCAAGTGTTGAATAGTATGTGTCAGTTCTGTCTCTCTCCATAGCAACACGGTATACATCAAGTTCTTTATCATGCCATATTACATGTCCTCTGTAGGTTACAATCTCTTCCAAATCTCTTCTTAAGGCAAGTTCATCAGCAATCTTATCTTTACACAGAGCAATTAACATCGAGTCTACAGTCAAATCATTCATACTGGCTAAATGTTTGATAAAATCCAATTCCTCATCATTTAGCTCAATATAGATTTTCTTTACAGTCATATTACACCTCCTCAATGTTACATCTTGTGAGTACTGTCTGGGGAATTCCCTTATACTCGCTGTGTTCCTTAACAGTTCCCTTGAGCTGGAGCTTATTGCCATAGTCTGCTTCTATGAACTTTGAGGTCTTCCAGACGTATACATTACCCTGCTCATCCTTGAATGTATGAAGATTTGTAACTCCAGTGTTCCAATAACCACCATATCCATTCTCCCAGGATGCAGTGTGTACATAAGTTACTGTGATATCAAGCTTCTCTCCAACTTCGCCTACATGCTTTGAGGTAGACTCCTGAGCTTTCTTGTGCTGCTCAGCCTCTTGAATCTTGTTGGCGTAATGAACCATGCCATTTTCCTCAGCTTCGTGGAATCCTATCCAGTTTCTCCAGTCATACACACCAGCTACATTAGCATAATACATCTCTTCTACGCTTACTTCCAAGCACTCACGTCCTTCAGGTCGTGTAGACATGTGCCAGTGACGGGAAAGGTTGTCCCACTTGGCACCCTGAGCCTTGAGCTCTTCTTTGATATCGAATGTATTACCCAGCACAAAATAGGTTTTGCCCTCAGGGTCGAAGCCATTTTTCTGGAAGAACTCTGCGTTCTTCTCAGCTGCATGAGCCTTTTCTTCAGCAAGCTTCTTGGCTTCACGCTTCTCACGCTGTATTCTGAGCTTTTCTTCGTATTCAGGAGTGTATTCCTTCTCTTCCCACTCAGCTATGCCTGAGCCATTACAATCAAAGCATTCACCGCCATTGATAGGTCTGTAGATATCAATCATTCCTGTTCCGCCACATTTGAAGCATCTATCTGTGCAGTGATAGTACTTGGTTCCATTCTTGTCTGTTCTAACTAAAATCTTCTGTGCCATAATTCTTACCTCCGTTTGGATGATTTACATATTTCTATTCTGATTATACTCCCATTACTTTTAAAAGTAAAGCGAAATTTTCTAAAAAGAAAAACTCAGCCTATAAAGCTGAGTTCTCATGTTGATTTAATGTCTTCAAATTTTTGTTTTACGTCCTTATTTTGAAGCGATTTAGGACTATGCTGAAAGTATTTACGACACGTGTACAAAGATGCCAATTTGGAACAATTATTGAATGTACAGCTGCTATTTTCTAGAGCCTCAATTAGAATATCTATTTCCTGTAGAGTCATATAAGCCTCCTATCTGTTGAACTTATCATGTAAGTCCTTTACCATATAAAGAAGAAAAAGTCGCTCTCTTCTAGAAGATGTGTTAGTATATAGAATCTCTATAAATTCTTTTAATTCTTGACACAGCAGTTTTAAAGAGTGTTTAACCGCTTCTTCATTGGTTTGACCAAGTTGATTTTGTCGTTTGGCTTCAACATAACTGCTAAAAGCAGGTAGTATATCATTTAATTCTTGTAGAGTCTTATCCTTCGCAGGTTGCTTGTATCTTAATTTATCATAAACTGTGTAGAGATTTGCTAAATCTTGTACATTTTCCACAGTTGTTTCTTCATTTTCAAGCAACTGTATGTTTTCTTCAATAACTTGTATATCCATAGTCACCTCTAAAATAGGGTGGCAGTTTCCTACCACCCAATAGATTAAGCATTTTCGAGCTTCTCAATACACTGCCTGATTGCTTTTTTCTCTTCTGGACTTGCTGTACGCATCATATCTTCCATGTCTGAAATTATGTGCTGTTTATCATGACCGCTGTATCCGTCACGACTTACATAACGTCCATCTGCACCACGTCCTCTGCGTCCGCTGTAATCTTCAGCATAAGAGCCACGATTATAGCTGCCGCCTCTGTCATAGCTTCCATAAGACCCATCATAGGAACCACCATCGTACGAGCCTCCTCTGTCATAAGAACCGCCATACATTCTTCCGGAATAGTCTCGACTATTTCCTCCAGATTCTTCCATAGCCTTGATAATCTCAAGATAGTTGAGGGTCTTTACAGCTTTATACACATTATCAAGTTCAGTGCTAGAGATATCTCCCTTTTTCACAATGTCTTTCACTTCTTCTTGAAGTAACTCTTTTAAATCTTCCATAGCCTTCATAAATTTTCCCTCCTTTCTCATGCTATTCTGTCAACTACCAAGTTTGCGTTCTGAACCAAGATAGGACTTGCTGGAGCTGTGGGTGTAGTCGGTTCTGTTACATTTTCTACACTTATATTGAAGCAGCAGCCTCTTGGAACTGTAATTATTGCTGTGCTGGTCACATTAAAGAAATTATCCGTTGTTGGAGGGTCAGCTGCCACTGCTGCGGGAGTCACAATTGCTCTAGATGTTAGAATAGGCTCACCATCAATAGCAAGTGACACCGCAATCGGTCCAACAGTTCCTCCAGTAGGAACAGCAATATTACCGTTAAATGTTACTTGATACCGTGCAAAGCATGATGTAGGATTGTTTACGATGCCTCTAAGAGTTACAAGTCCTGATTCATTCCTGTGAAGCACATAGCCTTTACAACAGCCGATTGTAGTATTAAGAACTACAGGCTGATTGGGCTGTACTGTCTGAACAGGATTATAAGTAAACTCTGCCATAGAAACACCTCCTTAGAACTGTCCGCAGCCACATCCGCAACCAGTGTTTTGATTGCATGTGAATATTGGCGTTCTTCCATACACAGGAGTTGTGGGAACAGGACAATTATTGAGTCTGTTGTAGAGCTGGTCTACCTCGTCACTGAAGCCTTGCTGAATGAATGCGTTCTGAGCAGTCTGGGACTCACGAAGAGTTGCCATGCTAAGCTGTCTCTCAAGGTCAGCAATCTTCTCGTTCTTAGCATCAATCTTATCCTGGCAGAGCTGGTCAAGAATGCGCTGTGTATTAGCGGTCTGGTTTGTAAGAAGGTCTCTTATGCCGTCGCTAATAGCTGCTCTATCAGCACAGTTTTCTGTTGAGATTGTGTATTTCAGGTCGTTTGTTGCAAGTCTGTTGTCGCAGCAACACTGGGCAAGCTGGCTACTAAGACTATTGAATCCCTGAGCCTGAGCTGTCTGGGCGTTAAATGCTTGCTGCATATTAGCCATCTGTCTAGCATTATTAGCAATCTCTGCGTCAGCAAATCCATTGTTAACTGCAGCAGTAACTCCTGCAAACCCTGAACACAAGCTGTTTTGAATCTGTCCTGTAGAGTTGCATACCTGAGTTGAGAGTGAAGAAATACCATCTCTTACTGAGGTTATGGAGTCACTGAGCTGAGCATCTCTGAACCCATCAGAAACATTGTTGTTAATGCCCTGCTGTCCATTAAGAAGCCAAGGGAAGTCATAGCCGAGCATCATATTCCCTGCTCCGCCAAAGCCTCCTCCGAAGCCACCCCAACCGTTGCCCATAAGAGCGAAGAGAAAGAGTATAACCCACCAGCCATCACCGCCAAATCCACCGAAGCCTCCATTACCATAGCCTCCGCCATACATGGGGGATACTGGCATAACCAATCCGTTGCCATTTTCTGATAATGACATATGTTCTCCTTTCTACCACTAATTCTTGTGGTCAGTGATGTCTCATTGTAAGACACCAGTGTTTATATCAAAGACTATGCGCACTTGTCTTGATACCTTAGAGTTTTACACCCATATTCTGGGCTATCTTAGAGATTCTATCAAATTGGGCTTGTGACATCTGCCCATTATTCATTAAGTATTGAACCGCTGCGTGTGGGTCATTCACGTATTCTTGAGGAATATTTATCTTATGCTGTGTAAGAAACTGTAAGGGATTATTCTGAAATGTTTGAAACTGCTGTAGGATAGGATTTTGCTGTAGCTGATTAAAAAGTTGATTAGCCATCATTTCTTTCCTTTCTTCTGCGATAGTCATTATTTCTTGTCTGTCTATTGTTAGATTTATCTATTTGAGCAGTCAATTCCTTGAGTTTGAGCTCCAAATCTTCATAGGTTACAAATCTACTTGTGTCAATTTCAGGAATCTTTTCTACAAGGGTGTTTTTGGCACCAGATTGGTCACGAATTGTGTAGTCTAGAATCTTCATACTAGGCATACCTGACATGTCCGCAGATTTAAGATAGATAACCTGTTCTTCGCTGTCCCAAAGGTCTACTGTAGTATTGGGTGCTACGGGATAAGCCTTTGCCCCAGCTTCACCTTGAACCCAAGTAAGCCCTGTGTTCATTTGAGGTTGAGGAACTGGTTGTTGAATAGGATATGCGGGTTGATAGTTCATAGGGAATCCATTGTTATAAGCCATTTTTAGCTCCTTTCAAAATAGTAGATGGGCACTTCATCACCAGAATCCCAAGTGTCAAAATAATCACCATCTACGACGCAAATAACGTGTGTTCCAGTACCGAGTATGTATGTTCCAATTGGATGGTCATAACAAAAGTCCTTAACCGTGTAGCAATCTGGACACAAATCAGGAATTATGTATCTTCTAAACCCTGAGTCTTTCAAATATGAAGCCCAAACATGATTAGAAGAAGGCATGTCTTTCATGTGATAACCCTTATTGACTACATCTTGATACACTTTACCCCAATTTCTATCTGTGGCTTTCACAATTGCTCGTATTACACAGTCACCTACATATTTTCCTGCTGGATTGGGATTGAATGGAATATACATAATTTATTCTCCTTTAGAAAAATTATAACTAAAAAGAATCTGTATGAAATATACAGATTCTTTACAAAAACGATATGGAAATTATACAACTACATAACTCTGATTATCTTTGCTTTCACTCTCTTTGCAAGCTTGGAAACTTGTGCTGTTGATACATTCATGGAAATTGATATCTCTACATTAGATTTATCCTTTGCTCTTAGATTGAAATATTCTAATTCGTCACCCGTGAAATTACATAACTCACGAAGTCTTTCTAATTCAGGTATAGTAAAGTCACGAATTTTCATCGGGTCTCCTTTTAAAGCTTAATTGCTCTAGCATTTACACTTGAATAATGAAGTGAACCACCACCTCCGCTCACAGACACATCAAGTGTTCCAGAAGTTGTCATTTTAACGTACAAAGCAGAATTACCTAATGCATTCGTATATGTACCTCCTGACAAACTTATATTCCATGAATAATTTCCACCATCTGTTCCATCATAAAGCTGAGTTCTTATATCATCTTCAGCATGCTCTTCATATCCAGTAAATGCCAATAATACAAGATATTCGCCTGCGGCTAAACTAAGGGAAGCACCTGTGCTTCCTTTGTGACTGCCAGAAACTTCTGCGTAACCGCCATTCACTGCATATAATGTTCCCCCTTGCCAATCACTAAAAGGGTGGAATGTATCAGCACCTCGTCCAGCGGATGAGTTCCATCCGTACTTTCCATTTTTGTAATCGAAGTAAAAGTTTGTTCCTGAAGTCCCTGCAGACCTTAACTGATTTCTTAAATTAGTAATATTGGTATTCTGTGTGTTATCTACACCAATGATACGAGTAAGTGCAGTTCCAACAGGGTCTTCTGCTATGTTCGTTCCAGGCACAAGGCTGCCACCTTGTGAAATCGCAGCAGTTACTCTGTAATACTTGTTATCATATATCACATACTCATTGACAGAATAGGGTTTTGATGCAGTGCTTGTTGCTTCTGTGGGTGCAAGTAAGTCTGTACCTCCACCAATCGCAGCTTCAATTCTGTTCTCAAGGTCATTCATGTTGGCTGCATTAAAAGCATCGCCTTCTTGTGTAATAGTTCCTTCAGCCCTTGTTACATCGACGGTGTAAGCATCACCTCCGTTCGTGGGAGTGAGTAATCTTCTACTAGGCTCATCACTTATTCTGTTCTTCCAAGTTTTCTTAGGAAATGCCATTATCTTCTTCCTCCTTCTTTAATGATTTAATAGTTGCTTCCATACTTGCTATTGTAGCAGATAAAGCATCTATTTGTGATTGGATATCTATATTTTCTAATTCTACAGATATCATATCTTCATGAATTGAAATAGCAACTAATTTAGTATATCCGCTATACTGTGCTATTAACTCATCATCCTCTAAAACTTGAATGCTTTCAACACTTTCTATATCAGCTAATAGGTCATCAACTGATATTCCTTCTCTAATCAGAGATGCTTGAAATCTAGAAGCCGATATATTGGGTAAATCTACTAATGGGTGCTTGTACTCATCAAATATTATTTCTCTCATATAATCCTCCTTCTTAGGTATAAAACTTATTTTATACACTGATTGCAGAGCTTGTTTTTGACCTTGTACCATGGTTGACTGGCCAAAACGTATCAGTTGTCGCTGAAACCTTTGCAACGTTGTCTACATATAGAGTGGCTGTGGCATAACCTCGATTGCGTTCATCGTCTATATCACAAGTAACTGAAATATAACAGCTATGCTTTATGTCACCATCAGCTTTTCCTTTGTTATACACATTACCCGCATTTACATATCTATATGAATTAGCCACGCCAAGGTCTTTTGTTCCGCCAGTATCATTGGCTGGAAATGTGTATGTTCCACTATTGGTATTCGCCACATTTGTCGTATCCACATACCTAAATTCATGTCTCTCACCCATGTCCGTCGTAGTTTTAGAAGTGATTGTCTTTGTAAGTGTGTGGATAGTGCTAAAAGGGTGGAATGTATCAGCACCTCGTGATGGACTTGTATTAAACCCAAATTGTCCGTCTTTCTTGTCAAAATAGAAAGGTGTGTCATCTACAAATAGTTGAGCTGAAATTGAACCTTCCCCAGATTCAACTGCTTGAATCGCATCTGCTATTCTTTGCTCTAAATCATTCATCGTAGCTGCATTAAATGTGTCTCCAGCTTCTTGAATAACTCCGTCCTGAAGTTCCAATTCTACTTGCTGTGTGATACCATTGGCTTGCTGCTTTAAAGCATATCGTTTTGGAAATTGACTTATACGGTCTTTCCATAGCTTTTGTAAGAACCCCATAATAATCCTCCTTAGATAATAATGTTATCAGGCGCATAAATATCGGTGCCCGCATAGTATTTAACAGCTTCATTCTTAAGATACATCCAGTACGCATCATACAGTATTCTTTCAATATCATTTATTTTCTGATATGTGTTTAATGGCATTTCAGGTGTTTCAGGTGTTGTGAATGTATGATAAGGACTATCTCTTATTATTTTAACGTTTTTCTGTAAGTTTTTAAAGTACGGGATGCGTGGTATTGGGTCTCTTGTCATATCCAGTAATTCTATATCAAGCATTTCCGCAAGTATGCCAAGATTAGTTTCTATTCGTTCTAAGTCTGAATAGTTCAAAGCTCCTTTCAAATCCTGTTGGTACTCTTCCCATTCCTCTTCAGTATTTGTGTGAGTAAGTATTGCATTTCTTAAATACTTAACCCTGTCAACATCTTCTTGAGTCCTGTCGAAGATACAAGGAAAATCAGGATTAAAATTGTCTTGATAACTTCCTCTTCTAGTACGAATTGGATTATACTGTGACAAGTAACTATCAGGCATACCAAGATAATGTGTTAATGGCATTAAATATCACCTTCCTCTCCAGCATACAATTCAGCATCAGGAATTTCTCTAGCATACTTGTAATAGTCATCAAGTATTGATTTTGCTGACATAGTTGCTACATCAATGAAGCCTCCTGTTAAATCTAGAGTTCGTTTAATGAATACTCCTGAATAATCATTAAAGTCAGAATTTGGATTTTCAATAACATGGAAGTCGTTCATGTCATTGTTATCCGCAAGCCATTTCATTTTCACAGTAAGATTCAAGTTGAGATAACCAAGTAATTTGGAAGCAAGTTCTTGAGCTGTTCTACGATTACACAGCTGTGTGGTATAAGGTACATATTTCTTTTCCTCTCCTGCCTCTAATTTTTCTTGCTCTGCTTTTACTGTATTTTGAACTGTGGTGTATGCGTTTCCACTGATGATAACCTCACCTATCTGAGAAACTGTAAATTCTACATAGTATGTACTTGCCTTCGTTATTTGTCCGCCTGTAATAGTTAGATTCGTATAAGGCTGCGTGAACTGTAAGGTGTAATTTCCTGGTGTGTATTCGCCCTTGGATATCTCTTTCACTTCCTGTTCTGGTGTGTATGAGGTGTATTTAATTTCCACTCCATAAGTGTAGGTGTTCTTAGTGACGGTGGTTGAGAACTTTTTCGCTTTGGGTATATCAGGTCTACGAATGAAGCTCGTCTTCTTAATGATGATATTATCCATGTCGTGTGAGTTTACTACGCTATTCGTCGCAAATAATACCTCGTTCAACGCTCTTCTACAAGACTTAGGAGTAATTGTGCCATATAAACGTTGATTATAAGTTTCATTGTCTATCTTATAATTGGTACAATTACAAGCAGCGAAGATTTCTTCTATTACCTCGCCTGCCAGCTTTCCATCATATACAGTTCCTTCACGGAATTGGTTCTCGTCCATAATTCCTATATAGCTTTGAGCAGACATCTTACCAAGGTTTGATGACTCGCTAAAAGTCTTAAGATAGTATTTACCCAATCTTATTTTTCTCGGTGGTCCAACTGGTTCGCCATTTTCCATATCTTGAATTGTTTCATATGGAAGCATGTATTGGTTTTTCTGAAAATATTTATGCATTCCATCAAGATTTCCAAGGTTCAAAGTGCTTGTAACGTCAATGACATTGAAAGTTAATGTGTCTATTGAGATATTCTTGGATATTCTGTCTGTTTCCTGAACTATTGTACCAGTCTTTACATTTGTCTCGTCCCATGTAATAATCACCCCAAAGTAGAAACTCTTGAATTTGATATATCTGTTAGGAAGAGTCTTGGTAAATTCAATAATTATCTTAGCATACCCGAACACATCATGAGGTATAAGCACATAATTAGAATCAATTGTTATTGTGTGTCTGACGATAATCTCATCATCTATATTGTAGAATGATAGCACTGCTTCCAAGGGGTGGTCATCTAAGAACTGCATTATAAATGCGAATGAAGCGTGTTCTCTTGTAAAATCTATCGTTACCGTTGGAGTAACCGCATATTCACCTTCGGTGTCAGACAACTCATCTGTGTAATAAGGAACTATCTGGGTCAAATATGGTCCAACTTTTCTTGAAATTACAGGTGTGAATAATACATCTTGTGCAAAGAAATTAGCTGCTACTCGTACCGTTATTTGAACAGTGCTGGTAGAAGTAAGATTAAAAGATACTCCATCACCAGAATCTATATACTGACCATTATTCACTAAGAGCGCATAAGAATCCATTCCACCTTCTTTAGGACAACCGCTAATATACCATTTTCCTGCACCGAGTGTAATCGACTTGGTGTAAACAGCAGGTTCGTGTTCTATCTCTACATCACTTGTGCTATTCACCAGTATCGTTCCGTCAGTTGATTCTATAAACAAAATAGAATTTTGATTAAGTGTGTTATTAACAAACGGATACTGATTATCTGGGTCGACTGGCATCTCAGTTCTTCCCCCATCTAGAATATTGAAGTTGTGCTCAAATGTGAAATAAGGCAAGTCTAATTCCTTATTAGGATAGACAAGCCTGCTTATGTCTGTTGTCTGTTGAAGCAAGTCATTAGTGCTAAATGTAGCATCTTCTTTCGCTGTCGTGTCTTCAATATTGTAATCTACATAGAAGTTCGTAAATCTTTCATCCATAGTCTTACTCCTTATACAGAAGCATTTCTTGTAGGTCTTCGTCTAGGAACCATCGCTGTACATTTACAGGACAATCCCTTATATCTTGCGCCATATTCATCAATAATCCACACTTGGTCTTGAACGCTTGAAAAATAGGCTCTAAATTGTACCTCATCATGAGGCAGTATCACCTCATGATAAGCTGTTGGTTCAGAAAGAACATCAAACAACTTATCATAGGTGTTCCTGTCATGTACATGAGTAGCTATCTTTAAATCATAGTTATGGTATGTACCAATTACCTCTCTGTGTAGATTTCCATCCTCTGAACGATAAGCATATTTATCAAGGATATCAGCTCTTCGTTTCAGTTCTGTAATTATCACATCGTATCTAACTCCATCGATTATAAGATATTTCTTTGTACTCATATCACATACCCTCTATAATTTCTGTGTTATAACCCTGTCTGTGCATCTCGTTCATCACGTGCGGTAACATAAGTCTTGCAAATGTTTCTCCATCTACTTCCATTGTAGCATTTCCATAGCTTGGTGTCATGTATTCGTCCATTACATTTCTAAATGCTTCAACCATCGTAGCAAGTGGTGTTTCAATGTTCATTCCAGACTTTTGGTCACCCAATACTGCTAAGAATCTATTGTTCGGAGGTATTACTGCACCTGTAGCTAACTCAGGGAACTTGAATGCGCTCATTCCCAAATTATCTTCAAAGTGCATTATCTCAAGGCGTGGCATGAAGCCTCCTCCGCCACCGCCACCGCCTGACGAATAACCACCTCTGCTGGAAGAGCCTCCGCCTGACGATGAACCTCCTCCACCGCCACCCATATCAAGATGACTAGCCAGTTCAATAGCTTCTTTTAGTTCTTCGATAAGTTCTTTAGTCTTATCAATCATATGTTGAACACAAGCTATAACATGAGTTTCGACCTCATCTGCGAAGCCTTTAATGAGGTCTCTTGTTTCCTGACCCATCTTGTCTGCTGCATCGTAGATGTGTTTAAATTCGTCTTTCCATTTATCTTCTTTAAACCAAGGAACAACTTGGTCATTCCACCACTTCTTCATGGAATCATCCCACCACTTCATAAGAGCTTTCCACTTAGAATCTCGGTGTGTTTCCCATACTGTATAGATATCTGTTGTCCACTTATCAGAAGCAAACCAAGGCTTCACATGATTTTCCCACCATTCTAGCATGTTGGTATCCCAAGCAGCTAAGAAATCTGTAGTAAAGAATGTTGTAAATGCAAGCAGCATTCCTTCTTGCAAGAGTAAATACCAAACATCATATCCGAAGTAAGTTGTTATCATGTTCTGATACCATTCATCTATGAGTGTTGTTAAGCTCTCAAGCTCTGCGCCAACTTGTTCTTCTAAAGTATCAAAGCTGATTACAACTTCATCACCTTTTTCATTGATAGCCTGCAAAGCATCTACTGTGCTATCTGAATATTCTTGAGCGTTTGCTACTCCTTCATCCATTGATGTCTTGGAAATTTTTACATATTCACCAACTTCAGCTGCTGTTTCTTTCGCTTCTTTTCCTACACCATCAACTGACTTTGATAACTCATCTTGCTTCTGTATAGCAGGGTCCATTGAAGCTGGTGTTTCTTCAAGAAGTTTCTTATAATCTCTCCAACTTCCTTTCCAGCCATCAAGTGTTCCCATCGCTTCTTCAAACCCCTCATCTTGACTGGTTAGTTTGGCGATAAACTTATCCATATCTGCATCAGTATAGTTGTATTCTTGCTGAATGTCTTTCAGGGACTGAATCCATTCATCTGAACTTCCCTTGACATCATCTATCGTTGACAGTATTTCGTCTGCTGCTCCTCTGAAGTTATTCTGAGTTTCCCACAAGGTATCATCAACTGTTCCTATCACAGATTCAGCAACACTATCAACAGTTGCACGAATTTCATCTGCTTTTTCTGCTGATAAGATATGCATTGTTTCGAGAATTGAAATAAATGTGTTTATCTTAAGTCTGACAGCTGCAAATAATAATTCAAACAACAAATCAATTCCAGCTCTAAACACATCTTCCCATTGAATATTATCAAAGGCTGATTTGAATATGTCAAAGAAGAATTCTTGTAATGCTACTATCATTCCATATACATCAGCACCTAATAGTATATCCATACCCGCATTTATAGCAGCTGCTAAAAACTCGCCAATGGCTTGACCAAGAGTCTTGTCTTGAAGTCCTTTTCCTTTGAATACTCTTATGAAGAACTCACTAACTTTTGCTGCAGCGTCTTGAATATTGGTTTCAGTCAATAGTGTTGTTAACTCAATCAAGGGTGCTTGGAGAATTTCTAGCACGGCTTTTCCAATTCTTTCGGGGTCTACTGTTCTTATGGCATTATTAAGCATCGTAGCTATGCTGCTTCCAAGTGTACCTACATCATAGCGTTCAAAGAATCCTATGATTGTGTCAGCAAGACCATTAAGACCCAATCCTATTGTCTCACCAAGTAATGCCCAGTCAATTGTCTCAATAGCTTCTTGAAGTAATGCTCCAATCCAGTGACCGAACTGTAAGAAATCAAACTTGCTGACAAATCCATAAGCAAAGTTGATAGCCATATTTATGAGATTTCCTATTGTATTACCAATCTTCTTTGCTAAGTTTTCATCCTTAAATATGTCATTTAAGAACTCTGCTAACTTTCCGCCAAGCTCTCTTGCTTTAGCCAGTAAATCGTCCCAATTCCATTCCCAATCCTCAATAGGAACTTCTTCAAGTCCGAAAGGTGAACCAGCTCCACCCCCACCTCCGAGGAAGTCTTCCATGTTGGGCATCTTAAGTTCTGGGTCTTTAATCTCATCAAGTAAATCATCATATGCATCTACCATGTCATCCACAGTATCTACACCAAGTACATTCAAATCATCCCAAGCAGCTAATTTATTATTCGCTTTTTCCTGTTCCTTAGCTAACTTTGCTGCAGCTTTTGCTTGTTTCTCTTCTGCTTTAGCTGCCTGCTTTGCTCTCTTTTCTTGTACTTTAGCTAAATCTTCTTCATATTTCTTCTGAGCTTTGGCAACTGCTTCGTCGTACTTTTGCTGCGCAGATTTACCTGATTTTCCTCCGCCACTTCCACTACTTGCAAAGTCTGTAGATTTGAAAGTAGCTTTCATATAAGACTTAGCTCCAGTCAGCTTAGCAATAAACATTCCAATCATTGTTATTACATCTGCTAATTGTGATAAGAAGTTACTTAACACAGGAGTAACCGCTGTAATTATTGGAGCGAATGCTGTTGCTAATGAACCTTTTACCTGATTGAGCTTCGATGTAAGAAGAGTCAATGCTGAATTAGTCTGATTAACTCCGCCATTCATCTGCGCCATAGCTTTTAAGCCTTCAGTGATTGCACTTCTTAACTTAGAGAATACACTGAATAATCCTCTAATTCCTAAAGCATAGGAAAGTATTCTGCCAAAATTCAACTTTTTAGCAAAATTGCTTGCAGCTGAACCCGTCTGTTTGAATCTATCTATCAATCCAGATAAGCCATTCTTCACAGCTCTCAATGCACCTGAGGCTAATGAATTAAGAACTCCTTGAGTTCGTTTGCTTGCGGCACTTACATAAGTATCAGCAGCTTCTCCTGCTTTCTTTTCAGCATTCTCAAGTCCCTCATAAGCAGTTATCTGAGTTCGAATTGTATTATTCACTTCTCCAAGTTGAGAAGCTAACTGCTGATATTTCGCTGAGTCAGACCCAAGAGTAAAGGCTTTGCCTGTGTTTACCAAATCCTGCAATTCACCCTTAGCATACTCAATTGTGTTCTCGAGTTGAGCTACATCGTATTGCATTCTTCTGTAGGTGTTTGAACTTGCTTTTCCACCAGTTTCAAGAAATCTATCTTGACGTTCTTGAAGTTTGGAAAGAGCAGAAGTAGCCTCATTTATTTGCTTTTCAATTTCGGCGTATTCAGCAGTTGGAACTTTAGTATTTTCCAGACTTTTCATAGCTGCTTGAAGGTCTTTTGCTTTAGATACAGACTTGCTCATCTGCAATTGAAGACGCTGGAATTTAGCATCAAGCTCTTTTCCAGCACTCTGATTAAATATTTTTTCAACTTGGTTGGATAATTCCTGAGCTGAATTTTTCACATCATTAGGAGATAACGATACAGATAACTTTATATCTCCATCATATCCGCTTGCCATGAATTACCACCTTTCTATGATTAAACCCCGCTATTCCATAAGGACTCAAGTTCTTCTTCTGCTTCTTTTTCTTCTATGTTCTTGCTGTCCCAGATAAAATATTGTGGATTATCATTTTTAAACTTTTGCTCATATTTTTCTAGTTTTTTATTTTCAGATATCTTGCTGCGAATCCCAACGATAGTGGCTAAAGGACTTTCGCCTATTGCAAGATAATACCCCATAAATGTCCACCAATGGAGATAAGGGAGTGCTCGAATTTCTGTATTCGCAACTTTATTCACTGCAGAAGCAATTAACTGTGAGTCACCCTCCCAATCTATCAACTTGCGGTGTTTTTTAGCACCTACACCCTTGTCATCCCCACAATTAAAGAACCAGTACATTTGTTTCACTGCTTCATTTAAGTTAGGAGAGGCTGTTAGGTCTTCTAGAGTATTGAATTTCTCATAAAAAATTATGAGTGCGCTGTATACTCTTTCTTCTTTTGTTAGTTCTACATCGTTTAGAGCAGAAAAGCAGTCAAGTACCACTCGATAATCACCATTATTTCTGATACTTAACTGCTCTCCACCCACTTCAAGAGAAATCGGAATCTCAAACATCATCTACCCTTTGTGTATTTTGCTGTGTGTTTTTTCATACGTAGTGCCATCTGCTTGAACTCTTTCTTGACATTCTCTTTATAGAGATTAGAGATAACGTCAACTATATGTTCGTATCTGAACTCACCGTTGAAAGGGTCAAACATAGTTCCGGAAGGAGCACACATCTCAGAAACGTTACTGTCAAAGATTTCATCAACAATCTGTCTCATCTGTGTATCAATCTTAGTGAGTGCCTGTGAAATCCTGGTTAGAGCACGCTCGCTATCTGCTTCGTCTTTATTTATCTGTTTTATAGAAGCATCTTGTGCAAGCTTCTGAAGTTTTGGATAAAGATTGTCCAGACGAGTGATAATACCCATATCAGAAGTGTCCAACTCCAAATAGCGGTTATTGTCACCATCTATTCTAAATCTCTTCTTTCGGGTTGCGGAGAGGTTAATATCCCCATCAAACATATTGTCGTCTGATTTCATGTCTGAATCCTCATTTTGGAGCTTTTCATCCTCTGATGGTAATTTATTCAATTCCTCATCGTTTGTTTGAATTTCGTCCTTATATGTATCTTTTAGTGCCATGTCTCTATCCTCCATTAGTTTCAAATTGTCACATCGGGTGTAAATGTGAAGTCATCAGCGAGCTTATTTACTGTTCCTGAGATGATGTCGTTTGAGTAGTCAACAGTAATAGGCATCTGTACATAAGACTCACCGCCGATTGACTCAGGATTGATTGTGCAGTGCTGGTGCATAACTGTCTCATATCCATTTGTGCTGTCACCCATGAATCCTGCAATGATATATACATTGAAGGTCTGGTTGTAATCTGTTACTCTGTTGTGAATTGCTGCGTCGTACAAGTATGCAGCCAACTTGGAGCCACCAATAAGGTTGAAAGGCTCAAATGACTGTGTAGGCTCTGTCTTATTGATATCTGTGTAAGTGATACCACAAATGTCAGTTGACTTCTCCTTATCAATGTTGAACTCAATTGATGAATCAGGAACTCTGATTCCGAGTCTCTCTCTAAGAGATTCTCCTGAGTAATAAGTGTTCGTTGCAAATTCAGGAGCTACATCAGGGTCTCCAGGAGTCTGTGCAGGAACTCCTTCAACTGCAACATACTCACCGTTCTTCTTCTGGAAATAATCAGCATAATTTGTTGACCAATCAGCAGGCTCAACAGCAAGTAATGAATACTCTGTCCACTCAGCTACATGGACAAACGTTTTTCTTTCGGCTCTCTTGCCTTTGTCGAGATTAAATTCTTTTGTAGGCATAATTTTCCTCCTTTAGTTATTCCAATTTACTTGTGATATGTCCAAATAGTCTATCTGAATTGACACACTATATTTGGCAAGTGCTGGAGATACTCCACTATCTATCCCATTCAATTTTGGATTATCTGTGAGAGCTCTCATTCTGCTAATCTCACAATCAGACCCAAAGTCAGGATAGTTTGATTGAAGATTCTGTTCAGTCACCCAATCTATCAGTTCTTGAACCTGAAACATATTGTCAACATTCTCATCCATTCTTCCTTCTACAATAGGCTTTGGTGTCATAGCCTTAAATTCTATAAGGATGAATGTATAGCGTTTTTCAACACTTCCATCGATGTAACTTCTATCAAGACTTTTCTCATTACCTTGAGTGACAATCTGTTTGTTGCTATCTTCAGCACTTGTGAAATTGAAGTATAGATAGCTGTCTCGTATAGCAGGGCAAGTAAGCAGAAAATCAATTACAGCTTGGTTTTTATCAATTGTCGCCATAGAGCTCTCTATACCTCCTTAATACAAGTTGTTGAACTTCTTCTTCGAAGCCTTCTTTGTTGTTTTCAAGCATTGCTTGGTCCCATTCAGCTGTTGCTAATGGATGATAGTCTAGAGTGTGGTTAAACCCAACACCATGGTATTGATAATGAGCATAAGGCTGTATGTATCTTACATATTCTGGAGTTATCTCTAGAGTTTGAGATAGGTCTCCTGTTAGAAAAGGCACATAAGGGTCACAATCTTTAGCAAGAGTCTGGTGCACCGCTAACATTAATGTCTCGTCATTACATAAAGTTTCGAATTTGCTTTCCAACTCACCAAGATTTAATTGTGCCTCTACTTTCAATACTTCAGACATCACACACCTTCTACTAAGTAATGTTCACTCATCCCTGTTCTTCCGCCATTGGCATTGACCGATACATGGTCAATTTCTATACAGCCTTGGAGAGCTTTGTACTTCTTTACTAAATCTGTAGAGTAATGTCCTTTTGTGTACTCATCAATCGTGTCAGAAACATCACCCTTGATGACTATGTCGCCTTTAGCGAGAGTGAAATACTTGGGTTTTTCTGTGTTAACCAAATCTCTATAAGCATAAGCCTCTAAGAATCTTTCGTCTTTACGAATACGACAGATGGTCTTGTTGGACTCAAGAACAGTTTGACCGATTGTCAATTTATCATGTTGATATTTCCAAAAACAGTCATTAACAGTATTCTTGAACCAAGTTACGACCTTGGTTTGAGGGTCTTCATACCTATTGTAGATTGTAACGGTTGTGTCCCACCATGGGGGATAAATGTTCTTCATATTACTCTCCTGGATATAAGCCTCTATACAACACTTTACGACCCAAACTATTTCTAACGTCACCAAGATATTGCTGAATGCAAGCAGCAATCTGCTCATCCATTGTCTCTACAGCTTGAGAGGCGCTTAAAACGTTATAACTGATAGAAACCCCATCATTAGACATAGAAGCTATTCCTGCGCCAGCAGAGGATGAATCACCGCCCTCTCCGTCGAGTGCTGTCGCTGCTTGTTGTTGCTGTAAAAGTTTAATGAGCTTATACATACAACGCTGTACTGCTTCAGGATAAGACTGTTCATCTTTCAGTCTATTGAATGTCCACCAGTCTATTTTACAACGTGCCTCAAATTCAAATTCATTAAAGGTGGTTTCATCCAGTGTTCCACCCATATTTTGATAGTCCGCATACGTTAGATACATAGATTACACCACCTTTACATCACTTCTTTTTTGATTTGTTGCCACCTCTTTTGTTGATAGGTGTGAAGGGAACTTCTTCAGCTTTCTCAGCTTTGGGTTCTTCTACCTTTTCAACTTTCTTTTTCTTCGGCGACAGCTGTTCCTTGAGCTTAGCATTCTCGGCTTCAAGCTCCTTTACTCTTGCAGTAAGCTCATTGAAAGCTTTCTTCAAACTGTTGACATCGTTTGGTGTAGTTCTTTCAATGACCTTGCCATTGGCTCCGATTACATCGAAGCCTTTAGCAAGATACTCATTCTTCTGAGCTTCGGGAATATCGAGAATCACATTTGCTCTTCTTACAGTAATGATATTCGCCATGTTTACTCCTTATCAACTATCAAGTAGTTGTCTGTGTTGTAGCAGTTGTTGCTGTAGTAGCAGTTGTCTGTGTTGTTGAGGTTGTAGCACCGCTTTCAGTGATGTTAAACTGAATAGCATCAGCTTTCTTGTTAAGGATGAATACATCCTCAAAAGATTCCTCGTAATATGTATATTTTCCTTCGCTGAGTGCTGCAGGAGCATCGAGCTTAGAGAATGTGTAGCTTACAGGTGTAATAACTGCAAGAGGATGAACGAGGAACATGTTAATCTGGTCAGCTGCGCTTGCGGGTTCCCATCCCTGTGTAAACTTATAAAGAGTCTTCATAAGTGTTGCAGGAACACCAATAACCTCAACTTCGTCAAGTCTGTTAACTCTTCTGTCAACTGCATTAGGTCCAGAAGTAACATCAAGTGAACGACTGATTTTATCAGCGTTGTTGAGGAGCTTCTTAACTTCATGTGTAACATAGAGAATTCTTCCGTTTGCAGGAACTCTTGCATTATCCATGTTGAGCATCAACTGGTCAAATACTGCAAGAACAGTGGATACTGTAAGAGCTGTTGTATCAGCTGTCTTGCCGAGAGTTGTCCAGTCTGCATAAATCTTACTGATTGTGTAAGCATCCATCTCAGGGAACTTCTGCTCTTCGTTGAATACCTGAGTGATGTTGGAGATTGATGCAACCATGTTGGTCTGGTCAATGTCCATAGGATGTACGAGGGTTGACCACTTTCTCTCGTTTGTAAGAGTCTTGGTCTCCCATGCATTGTCATAATTACGCTGTGCGAATGCTACAGTGTCTCTGTTCGCATTTACACGTCCTGTTGTTGAGATGCTAGGAATCTCAATTGTCTTAGCATTTACCCAACGATATCTGTTGTTGTTTGGTGTGCTGTAGAGTGCTCCAAAGTTCAGTACATAAGGGAATGCCTGAGAGAGTGCTCTACTGTACTCTTTTGCATAGTTTGGCATAATATACTCCTCCTAATTCTTATTTTTCAGGCATCGGACGGACACCTGTGAAATTAAAGTGGAAGCCTCCTGTCGGGTCAGTTCCTCCAGCTTCAGGCTGTGAGGGATGAACGAAATGAGGAATATCCTCTCCTGCTCCATCATTTGAACCTTCAGGTGGCGTTTCCTGTTCGGTTACAAAGGAATCGGCATTGTCGGCTTTGTAAGCACTTAAGAAGTCATCAGCTCCAAGAATCTTATCACCCTCCATCTTCAATTTCTTGTTAACGAGAGCACTCTTGAATTGCTGCTTTGCAGCTTTACTGGTAAACTTCAATGAGTTTGCATACTCTGTAGCAGCGAAGTCGTATGCCTGATTGCGGAGCTGTTCCTTGTATGACTTCATGTCTCCATCATACTTGGTCTGTAATGCAGCGAGATTATCAGATAACTCCTTAATCTTACCCGCATCAACGCCAGCTTCTTCAAGCTGCTTTTTGAGAGCCTCTAAGTCTGTGTCCCTTGTAGAGATTGTTCCGTTCAGAGTTTCGATTTCCTTGACTTTAGCAGCCAATTCATCTTTGTACTTGTGCTCTGACACATAACCTCCTTCGCCGAGGTCAACGAACTTAGCATTGTTCTCCTTCGCCAACTTCTCGAACTGCTCATAGGTGAGCATGCCTCCTTCAGCCAGTTCAAATACCTTCTTCAGTTCCATGTTACTTTCCTCCAATCTTTATATCTGTTATTTGTAACTGCGGTTTACAGTGTCCGCTGATTAGAGCCCAGAGTTAAATGTCTTTGGGCGAGACTATATATGATAATGCTCTGGTAGAGCTGTTATCCTTCTTTAACGTATTTTTCAAGTAGAGAAATTCGTTTCTCGTGATACTGCATAGTTGTTTCAATGATTGGGATTCTTTCAGCAAAGTGATTGTGTTTAGCAACTTCTTTATTCAAAGAATCTAGTTTCTCATTCGTGACTGCTTGTGATATTTCCAATTGCTTCTCTATTGTCTTATTACTACTCATATTGGAGACTATAACCCCAATAAGTGTTAAAATTCCTGTAATTGTTGCAACAACGATACTTCCCACAACTGCGTCCATACTATATACTCCTATGCTGTTAGATTTTGGTTATGAGCCAGCAAGTCAAAGGAGCACCCGAAACTCACTGGCTCTGCAACCATAATGAAGGAAAGAGACCATGAAGCACTTCCTCATTAGATATTATAATGGTTTTTCTTTTAGAAGAAAACGTTTTCTTTTAAAGGTAATGAATATTTTCATTATTTTGTAGAAATTCGTTTGTACTCGGGAACAGAACACCGAGTCATATCAGGTCTCAGTCCGCATTCCTTAGCAAAAGCTTTGTATTTCTTCACTAAAGAAGATTCTTTAGCTTGATAGTCTTTGGCAAGTTCTGTGTCTCCTGCTTCCTGTGCCATCATCTGTCCTTCTTTAGCTTTACGAATAGCAGTCTCCATATCTCTCATCTTCTGTGAGCAACCATATAGAGTCAGGTGTTTACCGTTCGGGAGAGTGTATCCCTCATTGTTTCGCTCTTTCAGCTTTTCAAGCTGAGCATCTGTGTAGTTAGGTTTATTCACTCCAATGATGATACTCCAAGCAAAGTGATGACAGTTATATTGTCCAATGTGTCTCTCTATGGCTTCAAACTGTCTTCCTTGTATGTCCTTGAAGGGTAGAGAGCTCTGGAGCTTTTCATATTCTTCATTCGTGAACTGATGACCCTGTACAGGCTCGTGGTCAGGAGCTGACATAGCATGAACTGATAATTCTTTACCATCTGCGCCTATCTGTTTTCCCACTTCGTCTTGTACACCCTGATTGATAGCTCTGACTCCGTCAAGAAGATTTCTTCGTACAGCTGAGTCTAATCGCTGAGTGTACATTCCTCCGGATTCAGGTCTGTAATTCACATATCTAAGACCGCTATCATTGAGCTGTTTAAGGGTTCGGCGCATTGCTGACCCATAATCTGTGACTCCGCTCTGTACTGACTGTATGGCTTCGTCCATGATTGATTGATATGCCTTAGAAATAGATGTGGGCTTCAGAATCTTCGGGTTCTTCAAGTCTCTAATCATGAAGGCTGTAGACTTAGACATATTCAGGTAAGTATCAACTGTCTCTTTCTGTACAGCTTTCAGAATATTCTGTAGATTAGAGTTCTTGTTAAAGGGAATAAATGCCATGTGTCTGTAGTCATAGAAAGGCTTTGCCATTGTGTACCCATCAATTGCCACTTCACGAATAAGAGTTTTAATGTCAGAGACCTGTAGATTTGTGAGCCTTGCGAGCTCTTCGTTTATCTGCTGAACATCGGAACCCATAGCCATCAGGCGTTGTAGCTTGTACACATCTGATGGCTTGAGTTTTCCAATCTCTTTTATTCGCTTGGCTATGAGCTGTATCACATAATTGTTGATAGCTATCTGTCTTTCAACAATAGGCTGAACGAGCTTCTCAATAGCATCTTCACTAAGCATTTAATACTCCTTATGATGTTGCCTTAACGTACTGAATGGTGATATAACCGACCATAGCACTATAATCTTCATTGGTCGCACGAACGGTTACATTTGTATTGTCACACCATAACGCAACCGATTTATTTGGGGTTGCATCATTTAATATAGGAAATGGCTGATATATATTACTTCCCACTCCGATTCCATAAATATTACATACTGTGCTAATGTTAGAAATATTATGTGCAACACTCTTGCTTGTATTATTTGGTAACGCTCCAAAGTTTATAGTCTTCTGCCAGATAGGTTTTCCATCAATCCAAGTTCCCACAATCTTCTCATCAGTGCTGTAATCTGTATCACTTCCTATGGATATTGGTGAGTCTGTGGATTTTGTATAAGTTAAAGTCACAGCTGCTGGCGCACCACTTTTACTGGGTGCTTGTATGTAAATATAAGTTCCGGTTGCCGTAACGCCCATCGAAGCACCAGATGTAGAAGTACAATGAGGTAGATTATAAAATTCATTTGAATATTTAATAAAACCGTGTGATTCTATAACAGTGTCTATATCAGAAATGCCATGTGCGAATGTTTGCCATCCCGAGCTATTTCCAATTGTCATTGTCTTTGTCTTCTGATACAACGGCTTCCCGTCTATCCATTGTCCTATCATCTTCTCATCAGTGCTGTACATATCGCCTTTTGAGAATTTATTAGCTAATATCTCAGGCATACCGCCCAAATAAGGAAGTATCTGTCCATAGAAATCAGCTAAGTCTTGTTTTGTTACTACTCTTTCTGGATTTTGTACGCTCATTTCTTATACCTCCTTAATCTGTTGTTTTGGTGTATTGGATGGTTATGTAGCAATCATGTAATGCATATTGCCCTGAATAAGAAGTTCCTACTTCTACATAGAAATATTGACTTCCAAAATCGTTTACCCCAAGATTCCAATTACCAATTGATGGATGAATAATTGGTAATGCTGCGTTGCTAGTACCACGCAATACGCTTCCATAAACATTGATTAGCCTTCCAAAATTTGCTATGCTATGAGTTTTTTGATTATCCCCAGTTGTTAATGAAGCAATATAAAAACTCTTTTCATATATGGGTTTGCCATCTATCCACTCACCAACTATCTGCTCCTCTGTGCTGTACTTATGCGGTACTCTTGTCGGTATGCTTGGTATAGGTGTTACTATGTCGTCCATATCACCGCTCTGTAGGTTATCTGTGGAAATAACATCGTTAGTAATGTCAATGCCATCACCTGCTGTGTAGGATCCTCCACCGCCTCCACCGCCTTGTTGTACGGGTACGGCTGTCCATGAATATGAGCCACTATGCTCTGTGCACTTGTAGAAGTAACCGTTGGTGAAATGTTCTGTTGTTATTCCGGAATACTGTACGATAGCACCAACATTATCTTCTGAAGCTGTTGGCATTGATGTGAACTGCATATGTTCCTGATAGTCTGTTACATCTACAGTACCGTCATTCTTTAACAATCCAGATGTGAGTGATTTACTTACCTTGTCCGTAAGCTCACTCTTATTCGAGCCTGCCAATGTATTGATTGCCGACAACGCATCTTCTACTGTTGTCTTAACTGTGCCGTCTACATTGAGGGGTGTCGATAATGTCTTTTCCTGGAATGCCGATGTATCAATGCTCACACCTTTTTGAAGCTGATACTTATAAGAATTATCTGCGGCTCTATTGATTACGGCATTATTTCCAGCTTCAATCGTCTGTCCTGCCCCACCGAACCAATTAGAATCAGTTACACCTGAATCAGTGATAAGATACACATTTCCAATATTCTCTGCTATAAGCAGCGCACTCGTTAATTCTGCTACTGTCTTTTCGCCTGCAGGATGGAATGCACCACTAAGCATCGCTGACATAGCACGATAAACTGATGCAGATGTTGGAATATCTTCATTATCAGGGCTGACATAAGTAGTAACATCCTTCTGTGATGCGTTTCCAAGTGTTGCCCACTCTAAATCATAGTCTGTACCGCTCTTCTTTGATATAACCTGTCCTGCTGTGCCGCCTGAAGGAATGCCGATACCCATGTCGCCTTTATCACCTTTGTCGCCCTTATCACCATCAGCACCTTTCTCGCCCTGAGGTCCAACAAGTGACGCAAGCCATTCTTCTTCTGTTCCTGAGTACCCTTCGTCAACAGCAACTTCGTATGCCGATTTTCCTGGGTCTCCTTTTAATGCTCCTGCACCTTCAAGTGAATCTTGAGTGTATTTCTTACTTACAGCAAGAGCCTGTTCCGCTGATATACTCATTTCACACCTCCTTACTCACCCCAGTTCCATGAACCGTCGCTCTTCATAAATGCTAGCTCTCCTGCGCTGGTGAATACAGAACTACCGAAGTCAATTGTGTATCCCTTAGGAAATCCCACGATATCGTCTGGGTTAAGTCCTGTCATATCTGCTTTTGCGTCTGCGAAAAGGTCTACCAACGCTGTTTTAGCTGTATCATTTGTGCTTATCTTTGTTACTTTGACCATGACTGTTCCTCCTCATTTATTTTTGCTGTTCTCTGTTAAACTGATTAGATTCAAGCATAAGAGTATTCTCCATCTCTTGTCTATTCTCATCTTCTATTTTAAGCAATGCTTCTTGTGCTTGTCTCTCTGTTTCTCCGAAATACCACATTCTGTTCTCAACCTTGCCAGCCAAGCCATTCTGCATAAGTGTAATTCTCTTGCTAAGCTCAGCATCCACATCGGTGATGATGCTATCATCCCATTCGAAGCTCACATCATACTCACCCTCTGGTGTAATCTTGTAAAGTGAGCAATAGGCATTCATGATGTAGATAACTTCTTTCAAAGACTCTTCTAATGAGTGCTGTATCTCTAGATTCTCGCTGTATGTGCGCTGTTTCAGTATCTTTAATTCAGTGGCTGTTTTAGCCTCTGCTGTTGCGTCGCTGAGAGTTCCTCGGCTTATTGCACAGACATCTTCTATTCGCATGAGAATTGTGTTTAGTCCTGAGATATATGAGGTGTCTCTAAGTCCAGGAGCATATGGCTGATATGTGTTGCTTTCACCCAAGTCAACTGTACGGAACAATCGCTTCTGCATTGTAGGAAGTTCTGAGTGTCCTATGGGCTTTCCATTCTTATCAACACTGCCAGTCGTCTTGAATTCAAGAGCATCTCGGTCAATGTCAATAGCCATCTCACCTGCTTCGTATTCCCACAATAGACGTGAATACTGCATATCTGCATCTTTTATGAGCTGAGTGGCTCTGCTGTAACCTGAAACCCCCAGAGGACTCAGAGTATCAATCGTGTTCGCCTGAGGCATCTTGAAGTACGCAAACAAAGGCTGTGACATACTTCCAACTAATGTATTAGGTGCAAGGTCTTTCCATTCAGCAACATCGCTCAAAGGAATTTCTTGTCCCAAGTCCATGCCACTGAGGTCTCCTTGAGTCTGATTGCTCGTAGACTTGAATGCCTTATTTATGACACGAATCTGTGTACCCTCCCATTTGTGGTATTCGAGTCTTCTGTAGACTATGTTCTTTTCAAACTTCGTATCTATGAATGCTGCTTCGGTGATTCGTCCACTGGCATCAAATGCAAGAGGGAAGAAATTATCTGCCTGAATGAACTCGAACTCTATTGTGTATTTACCATCTTCTCCTTGTACGGGATAAGGCTTTATGATGATTCCACCCTTAGCTATGGCATACTCAAGCTGTCTGCGCAGCTGCTTCTTGAGCTTTTTGTATTGCTCATTCATGAATTCAGCTCTATCAGTTGAGCTTATGGGATGCTCTTCTACAATTGTCTTCGGCTGTGCTGAAGGGACAACATTCCCGAATACATCAGGCTCAGGCTCTTTGTAATTAGGATTTTCCACCTCAACTTCTTCTGTTGGGGTTGTAATCTCGCTCTGCCATTCAAGCAGCGCCATTCTAGCCTTTTCACTAGCAATCATAGCAGGTAGACCCAAGCTCACTATTCTTGTTGGGTCAGCCCAGTCTGGTTCTCTCAGCCATGGAGATTCATTCTTATACATATCGGTCCACAGCTGAATCGCCTCTTCCATCTTACTGGAAATTACAGGTGCTACATGAAGAGTTTGTTCAATAGTATTCGCTCCAATCATTTTCTTTATCATCTCCTGTATTTTACTTGCTATTGTTGACCATATTGACATCTTGTTACCTCTATTCCTTAGACTCGACTGTGTAATATTGGTATCTCAACACCTATTCTTCTCAACTAGATATATTATACTATCAATCATCTGCAAAACGCTAGAAGAATTTATATGTCCTGGACAGCTCTTACATTCGTGTGTACATGAACCCTCTTTTCGCTTCAATTCACACTCTTTTACGAACTGTAGGACGTAGAGTATCTCGCTTCCAGTCATTAAGATTTATTTCCTTTCAAGATTGCTTTTTCTAATTTCTTTATATCCTCTTCGTCAGTCCAGTACTGAGCTCGCACAGGCTCTTCACGTTGACCTCCTGAGCCTCCCCCAAGCAGATAGTCCACATGGTCTACGAGGCAGGGCATGATATTGAGAGCAACACAGTCTTTATGGAATGCCTGTAGATACTGACGGAATGCCCAGTCGGCGTTTCTTCCTTTTTCCCAAAACTGCTTATACACAGGATTTCCGATAATCTCATTCAGCACCCAGTTAGCGCACTCCCTCGCCCAAGGGTCAGGAATACGAATGCATGGGAAACTGAACCACATATTCTTGCGGTGCACAGCGCCTATCTTGTAATCATGCTCACCGTCATACATACGACTGCTGAAGCCACACACGAGACCACTGTCATACCATTCAGTTCTTTCTTTGAAATCAGAGCAGATGGCTACATCGTCCTGTAAATGCCATGTACCACCCTCGCCCTCGCAGCTAAGGAATGAATTCATACAGGCTCTGAGTGTACCCTCTCCAGCGGTATCGTTCCAAACGATTATGTCTTCCTCTGGAATTCCTTGAGCTATCAGGGATGGTACAATGTATCCTTCTACATACCACATTCGCTTGGGATAAGCGTGAATCATGTATTTCGCCATATCAATTTCCTTTCCTTTTCTTACCAGTTTTACCATTCTTCCATGCTAGAGCTACACCACAGGATTTACTACAAGTCACTCCCTCATGAAATTTATCAACCATAAATTCTTTACCACAGATAACACAGGTTTTCCTAATACTCTTTGGTGCGGTTTGTCGTAAATGCTTTTGCTTACATGCACCAGAACAAAACTTGGTTGGTGTTCTATGACTATTGTAAGCTATAAATTCTTTACCACATTGTTGACAGACACAAACTGTTTCTCGTCTATTATCTTTTCTCGTTTTTACTTGCTTTTTATGCCATTCAAGACCTTCAGGAGACCCATGCCATTCTGCTGCTTTTGGAATTACTTTTGTTCGCATGTGATTTCTCTTCCATTCTCTATCCTCTTCAGTCAAGAGTCTTCCATGTAAACGTTTATGCTCATGTTGCTCTAGGCATGCTAGATTAGAGATATCATTATTGGCTTTATTACCATCTTTATGGTGAATCTCATAACCTTCAGGAATTGGTCCATTATAGAATTCCCACACATACCGATGCATGCCATGCGGAGTGACCTTCAAGTTCTTAAAGTAATCTGTGTCATAAGTTCTCGTGAATCTGATACCATTAAAAAATTGTTCTTGCATAATACACCTCCAAAAATATTTTTCCAGAGAGTATTATACCGCATCAAATAAAAATGATAAAGTTTAATTTCCTTTTCGTTTCCAGAATCGTTCAAGTGCATATCTAGTGCTGTCGATAGAATGGTTGTCTTTATCAGGATATGCACTTATGAAGTTGCCGTCCTTGTCCTGCTCATATTCATAGTGAGTGAATTCCTTCCAAGTGTGAGGGCAAGCGAAGCGGTCAATGTATATATGATTAAGACCCTGAAGCCACTTGATACCATATCGCACGGACTCTGGTCCCTTCTCGGCTCCTCTGATGAATGCTCCATAAGCCTTGAAGTCTTGTACTGATTTATCTTCTGCTGAGTCTGCAGTCACGAGTTCTTCTCGGCTCACGAGTTTCTTCTCGTCATAGAGAATATCGAACACCTCTTTATTTCTGGTCTTAAGTGTTCTAAACTCACGGAATATGTATATATCATGGTGATTGTGGTCATAATGCATTCGCACAAACTGAAATGGGTCTCTGGCGAATCCCCAGTCAATACCATTATAAATCATGTCAAAGGTCTTCCACTTCTCTATCAGCTCATCAGCTCCAGCATACCGAGGCACCATCTCATTCGCATCAAATTCTTCTACGTTCGGGAATACATCTCCACCTGTACCTATTGCGTGTCCGAGATACTCATGCTCGTAGGCTCTGGGATTCTTTCGCTTCAGCTCTTCGGCTTCAAATAGGAACTCATCACCCAGCCATTCTTGTGGCACCATCGTGTAATCGGTGCGGAATACAATGCTTCGGTCATCGGGGTGTATCTCTAAGTCCTCAGCGAACTCATTTGCCCAGTTGTTCTTGGATATTGGAGGGTTGAAACTTCTGAAGTCCCAGAATAACTTACCACCACGCTTTGTAGACTGTGTTACTTTTCTGAGTCCCTCAGGACCACTGAACTGGTCTAATTCCTCGAACCAAGTAATGCCAATATATCCGAATGGGAGCTTGATTGACTTGACTTTCATGGGGTCATCTAGTCCCATAAAGATAATCTGCTGCCCTGTGGGCTTATATACGATAGGAGTGGCGAATGTCTTTGGTATGTGGAATAATGCTTCTAGTCCGAGCTTGTATATCGCCCATTCTATCTGTGCAAATACAGATTTCTGTACCGTGTTACCGACCTGACGGAAGCAGGCAGCATGGATATTCGGATATTGAATTATTAGAAGAGGAATGAGAATGCTGATAGTTGATGACTTTAGCGAACCTCTTCCTCCAGGAAGCACATATCGACTGTGTTTGTGATTCATTACATCTTCAAAGAGCTCACGATACACCTTCGCCAGTACTTCATTCATATTCACATTTATCTCTGTTACTGACAAGTTATCACCCTCTCAATGCGCTTATGGTCTTGGGTCCAACAATACCGTCAACCTCCAAGCCTCTGTTCTTCTGATAATTCTTCACGGCTTCAAGAGTCTTCGGTCCAAAGTCACCATCGATACTGAGTCCTGCACCTCTCTTGTTAAGCTCATACTGAAGCCACTTTACATTCTCGCCTTTCGCTCCTGACTTTAACAGTGTTGCCGTGAGTGTGTATGGGTTATCTGTGGGAGTATCAACCTTAATGACTACAGCCACATGACTTCCTTCTTTTAGAAGGATATCGCCTCTCTTGAGTTTATCTGGTCTTGTAGTGTAGAGTGGAGTAGTGAAGATATCCACTTCTCCTGTAGATTTCAAGATTCCTTTAAGATTTCTGGTATGAGCACAATTGCCGTTAAGCACTAAAACACTTTCAGGAATACCCGCATACATACACGCCACGCTTACAAGCGCAGAGCAATCAGTCTCACACTTAACATTCACCTTGCTCACGTCGTAGTTGTATTTTCGTGCTTCTCGTAGGAGAGTATTCCTTTCATTCTGGTCATAGCCTATATTATTGTTAGAGGCAGCAGCCTCCATAGCCTGAGCGACTTTCTCAGCCATTCTAGCATCTGTGAATCTTATCACACATCCCCAAGGCTTATTGTACCAGTCACGAGTGCATACCTCTCTTCCCGTCTGGTCTCCTGCTGCCCCACCTTTCGTTCTGTTGTTCTCATCAATACTTGCATGCGCTATTCTTACTGTCATTTCCACTCACCCTCAACATAAGCCTCGATATCCTTGTTGGTTTCAAGAATCTGTCTCATACTCTTCAATACTTCATCAACTAACGAAGAGAATACAGAAAAAGGAACTATCTCTACCAGCTGTGGGAATAGCTTACAAAATTCACTATACACGGCTCTAAGCTTGAGAGCTCCAGTGCCTGAGCCAAACTCCCTCTCTGCTTCTATTACCGCATAAAGAAGCCACTGTTTCACTATCTCTATCTGCTCGTCTGTAGGCTTCTTCATGAATTTCTTCACATAGACAACACCTACTACAATCGCACATGCGATAGCCACCAATAGACTCCAGTTCTCTACCAACCACTTCATATTTCTTCCTCCTTCTCGCCTTTCAGCACTTTAGAAATTTTTATTCCCGCACACAGCACATTCTCCAAGCCGAAAGCAGTGAAGAAACATGTTGTGAGTGTATCATGTGATACTCCTGTAATTGTAGAAAGCACTTGCTCTACGATTGTATAGAGTAGAAGTACGAAAACACTGAATCCTACCCACACCGAGAGCGAGTGCGCTATTCTTTCCTGTTCTTTTTCAATTTTCGTTTTTCTTGCCATCGCTATCTCCCCAACTCAACGAAATCTTTATTTCTGGAGCAGTGGCTTGCTGCTTTTCTCTTATCCTATCTTCGATATCCACTGTACGCTTGGCCAATTCCACAAGTGCCTTAATCTTATCGCTGTTTGTAGCAGGCATATCGAACTGGTCGAGTATCTTACCTCTCGCCATATCAGAAAGAAACTGCAGCTGCTCTTCACGAGACATGATGCCTTCAGTCTTTGCAGCTCTCATTCGAGCTTCGATTTCCGCCTTTATATAATTTTTATTTAACAGTTGGTTGGCAACCTGACTGGCAAAATTTATATCCTCAGTGCAGTACTTGTACCCCGCAGCAATAGCGGACTGACGAGCATTTCCTGTCTGTATGTACTCATTGATAAATTTTTCTTCCTTTATCGTGAGTTGTTTTCCTTCTTTAGTGAAGGTGTCAGACTTCTTATCTTTTAGAGCAATCACCTGAGCTACAGACAAGCCGTGCTTCACACGTTTATCATCTTCTCTTTTAACAGCTCCATAACCTCTGTTCTTTGGGGGAGTCTTTTTAGCAGTATTCTTTTTTGCAGGAGTAGCCTTCTTCTTATTCACTCCAGTTTTCTTAGCTGCCATTGTGTTTCTCCTTCCATTCTTCATGAAGCAACTTTGCCCCTGTCCAATCAAAGTTCTTCCTCTCACGAACTTCTACCCATTGTTTCTGTTCCATAGGGAGCTCTTTGCCTTGAACTATCCACCAGTAATCACGCAGGAACATCACGACCTGTATCTGTGATGCTGTTTGGAACAGAGTGCGCTTCTTGTCTCTTACTTCGTTTATGACATACATTGTGATAGGCTTCTGCTTCTCTTTACTCAAGAACTGAACTCTATCCATGAGCAGCTTTCCGCCATTCATCTCAATTGCTGTCATAAGCTTACGAATCATTGTTAGGTTGCTATTCGGCATTGCTTACTCCTTATTTCTTGCGCTTTCTGTTAGCATTTGAATTGCTTCGAGTAGCTCTCTTCTTAGTTGTAGTTGTTGACTGTTTTACTTTACCCATGATGCCCTCCTATTCTGTCATTAGTTTACTTTACTGTTAGACTCTGTGATATATCATCACATGATACACCCTCAATAGTCTGCTCTGTCGTTGTTGATTCTTCAATCGGCAGACTCATGTACCACAAGAACCCAAGCAGCATAAATATGATTATAACCATTTCTGCGAGTGCTACAAAGAACCAGCGTTGAGCACTTCTCTTCACTTCATGCAATAACTCCGTAGCTAGTGTTTCCACTGTTTATCCTCCACTCTTTTATTTATAGCAACAGGAATAGAATCCTGTACAACTATCTTCTTAGCGAGAGCACCCTGCTTTCTCACTTCCATAAGGTCAGGCACTCTGTGTAATTCGCCTCCCCACATCTGAATAGCCTCGCTAATCTCATGTCCATAGAACACTATCTCACTTGGCTCAATCTCTTCTAGCATTCGTTCAAACCCAACTAGAAAGCCTCGGCGAGCATCTTTATTCTGTACGCATCCTACAGTAGATACCACAACTGCGCTTCCCTTAGGAATCCAGCTGAAGCACCAATCGAATGTGTCAGGCTCAGCCCATATCACACTGGGAATAACTTTAATTCCCCACTGTTGATAGTAAGCTGTGAGGAATGCTTGGCGATACACCTGAAAGATCTGCATAGCCTTGGGCATACCCACATACATGCTAAAATCAGGTGAAACTATTCCTCTGTACTGTCTGAAAGTAGCTATGTACTTCTGTGGATTATTCCACACTTGCTGGAACCGATAATCAGGTAGAAAGAAGTGAACCCAAAGGTCTTCTTTATTCTTAGTGCTAGGATTCGTAGCATAGTTGAAGCCAAGTAGCTTCACATCATCAGGATGCTTCAAGCGCATACCCTTAATCTTGGGGAAGTCATATTCACCCATAAAGGTCATGTTTCTTGCTTTCAAAAAGTTCAAAAAATCTGGTTCATTTTTCGTCATGGTCTCAAACCTACCTTTTTCTGCTTAAAGTATAACTTCCCAATGAGCAAAAGTAAATAGTCTGTCCAGAATTAAAAATTTGTCCTCTTTTTGTCCTTTAAATTGCCCCAATGATAAAATATCTCGCCGACATACCAAATCTAAAATTTGAGGACTACAACGAAATGTCACCCTAAAAATATTAAGACTATTTTAACAAATACAAAAATAGTCCAAAATTGCACAAAAAATTGTGTGAAAAAGTAATTTTTAGACAAAAAATACACAAAAATAGACCACACTTTTTCGTAACCATGCGGTTTGTAAGGATTTTAGTCGGACTATTTTTGCCTCCATACCTTTTATATACGTTTTTTATTGTATTTTTTATTTATTTTTATTATATTTTTTAATTCAACCTGTAGTAATATAAAAAATAGTCTATATAAAATAGGATGTAACTCTATTGAATGCTGAAAAGCTTGGACTATTTTTGAGACAAAAATGTCTGAAAATTACTATTTTTGATGCATTTTTTGTCTCCCACTGGACTATTTTTGTGTTTTCTAAGATTTTAGCACACTAAAGTAAATCGATTCAAGCTGTAGTAGGAGATATAAAAATAGTCTAATAAAATTCAGTTCAAACTCTATCTGTTACGAGATTCCGTCGGACTATTTTTGTGCAAAAAATCCATCCCACTGGACTATTTTTGACACAAAAATGTCTAAAAATTACTATTTTTGTGATTTTTGACATTTTTGAGAAGTATTTCCATTTTCTTAATACTTCTCTTAGATGTACACAAAAATCTTCAATTCCACAATAAAATAGTAGTATTTACAAATCTGTGTGTACAAGTATAATTTATATTAGTAAATACTGTTTCACTGTTTATAATGGAGGAGAAAAGGTATGGGAGGAAGAGGAGGAGCTGCAATACGCAATGCTCCTAGCACAAAAGAATTGCAGGATGAATTCAATGGAGCACTTGGTAAAAGAGGCTCAGTAAATATTGAAAAGAAGATGGCTACTCTTCTTGAAGGACAAGCTTCTAAGTATAACAAAAATCTCGTTAAGAGTATTGTGAATCCTGAGTATAACTTGCTCACAAAAGATGAATGGTCCAAGAACTGTGCTCTGTGTACCATAGCGACTGCTCTACAGCTTAGAGGATACGATGTAGAAGCTGCACCCAGAGATAAGACTTGGCGAGGAATCAACAATGTATTTGATGTAGACTATACTAATAAGAACAATTACATCATGCCTGTAAATCCGAATTATGATAACGAAGGACCCAGAGCAATTCCAATGTACAAGAATGGAAAAAGGCTTGCTTCTTATCAGACTTATGCCAACGGAAGAAAAGTTGAGAACATACAGACTATGCCTAATGACGTGAGTGAAGCTACTCAAGCAATCAAAGAAAAGGTCAAGAGTTGGGGCAATGGAGCTTATGGTGAGATGACTGTGTCTTGGAAGACTAAAGGCGCACACAGCGTTGTTATCTATAATGATAAAGGAACAGTGAAAGTCTATGACTCTCAATCACACAAAAATCACAGTGCATTGGGAAGCTATCTCAGTAAAACTAATGTAGGAATGACAGCTATAACTAGACTTGATAATGCTTCAATAAAGAAAAGTGTAGCAGATTTAGATAAGATAGTTAAAAGGAGGAAGAAATCATGATTACTTATGAAGAAGCCAAAGCAAAAGCACTCAAAGCACGTCCCAAGATTACAGAAGTCTATGAGTACAAAGATGCCTATGTATTTGTAGAAGGAGGAGAGAAGTGGGATTCAGAGATTGTGATACTTAAGAGCAATGGTAATGCAGTATCAATGTCTGATTATGCTGCTATAAGCACAGATGACTCTGAGCCCAAAAAGAAAAAACTCTAAACATACTTATTATATGCAAATAATCGCATAGCAATTATCACAGAGAAGTCTTGAGAATACAGGACTTCTCTTCTTTTTGCAAAGTTTTTTGAATTTGTACTTTACTTTCAAAAGTAAAAAGAGTATAATCTTAGTATAGGAAATTTAATCATCCACTTTAGCTCGCTCGAGCTCAGGCATTCGCCTAAATCACCGTTCTGGTGATGTAACTAATGATTGTTGAAAACGGAAGGAAGTAAGGATATGAAAGTGAACGATGTATTGAAACACAGCAATGCTACGAAAATAGCTGTAAGAGAGAATCATGAAGACTTTAGTACTCTATGTATGATTGATTATTTCCTCAAGGAAGAGTCAGTGAAGACTTGTGAAGCATATACCACATATGGCGGTAGAGCCTTCACACCAAAAGAATACCTGAATCTGACTGTAGACTTCTTTTCAGCAGATAACGTTGGTAGGATAACAATATATGTGAAGTGATAAATCTATATTCCCTGTTGGTAGGTGGTAAGACCATCAGAAAAGGAGACAAATATGGCAACTTATAGTGGTGGATACGAGATGAATGGTGTTGATTGGGAGTACTTCAACAAGTTTGAATCTATTGATGACAAGTATCTTCCCGACCGAGGTGAAGGAAACACGATGGCTACTCAGATAGTCACAGCTACATCTAAGCTCGTGTACAAGTGGTACAATGATGGTGATGTGTACGATAACACCTACAACTTACACGGATGGTGTAATGACCTCAGCTCATATGCTAACTGGCTCGCAAAGCACGTGAATGGTTGTGAGGAGATTCTTGATAGAATCAGTGTTATTCGTACTGATGCAGGATATGAGCACTTGCTCAAAGACCTCGTTGACCTGACAAATACAGAAGAGTTTCTTCAGCCATACACTCTGATGGAAAAGACTGGTTCAATTTATGACTGTGAGGGTGACTACAAGTTTGTAGAGAACTCAGACGATGATGACTATTACGATGACGAGGAGGACTATTGATATGAACATGAAGGTGTTTGTGTACAGTAAGAACACGAGCAAGAAGTTGCTCACCGTCAATGATGTAGTTAAGGTTGAAACTCCTGGAAACCACAGAATATTGCTTACTACAGCCGATGGTGACATGCTCGGATTTGATACTAAAGTTGTGAAGACTACAATATATCAGAATTGAGGAGGTATTGATATGACATTTTTAAATGAAAAAACACATCAAATAGAATTCGACCCGCACGATTTCAAAGGAATGCGTGAACTTATGGCAAGGCACGAAGAGTTTCCATGTGCATGTCTTGGGCACAATGATGAAGGCGAAGCAGTACTTATTTCAATCAATAAGGACAATATCACTGTTGAAACCTATCAAAGCAATGGATGGGTTAGAGAGAATATTTATTATCCCGATTATACAGTCGAAGAGCTATTCCACAAGTGATGTAGATTCATACCCTGCTCTGTGTTAAGACATGGAGCAGGGAGATAAGGAGGACAATACAATGAAGGAATATTGGAATGATGTATCAGTAATGGAGATGATTAAGTTTGTAACTCGGAATCCTGAATACTGTTTGAATATCAATGATGGTGAGTTTTACATTGATAGACAGGAGTCCAATTACACTCACGAACGAATGGTTTCATTCAGATAAGGAGGTTACTTATGAAATTCAGATGTCTTGAGTGCGGAAACATATTTGACGAAGACGAGATTAAGTCCATTTCAGATTACAGAGGAGAATTCTGGGGGATGCCTTGCTACGAGAATGTTGAAGTTTCCCCTTGTTGTTCAGGAGACTTTGAAGCAGTGAAAGAGGAGGATGAAGATGAGTGAAGATAGAACATTCATATGTTGTTTTTGTGGTAAAGAGATTAAAGGGTGGGGGAATAACCCCTATCCAGTAGAAACAGATGAGAATGCGGAGTGCTGTGATGATTGCAATTTAGATATAGTTCTACCAGCTAGAATAATCGCTATGGCACAGAGAGGAGAGGAAGATGAGTAAACAGCCATTATACTGCTTTAAAGTGAATCCCGACACAGGAGAGATTACAACATTCACAATCACAGAATATCAAGAAAGAACTAATATCTACAATGACCTCGTGTCATACAGGTGGGTCACACCTCGCATAAATACTACAGACAGATTTTTTGTGACATACAACGGGAAGCTTGATAAATTTACAGGAAACAAGGTCTACAGCTTCAATCCCGATAAACAGCATGCTGTGGGAATAATGAAGGCTACTTTGGAGAAAAAGATTGAGGAATACCAGAAGACAGAGAAGCGTTGGCAGGATATCCTGCATAGATTGAATGTTTCGGAGGGAGAATGATATGATATTTATTGATAGTCAAAGGATTGCTTGTATAGGAGATAAGCCTCAAATCATGACAGAACTGACACATTGCCTCAGAGATATGTACATAAAGGAAGTACTGTCTGATAAGGACTTAGAAACCATGATGAAAGCAATACACATGACAACAGAAGAGCTCAGAGCAGAAGTAGAAAAGAGACAAGAAGCTATGAAAGAAAAGATTCCGATGCTTGTGGCTAGTATGTTATCGGGTGATGAAACGGCAGCAAGAATATTAAATAGGTTGTGGAATAAAGATAAGGACGAGAAGTCAACGGAGGAATAGTTCCATGAACAATACAACAGGTGTCCCTTGTTATGGCTGTGTAGAACCAAAACGTCACGAAGGATGTCATTCAAGATGTGAAGAATACTTGGCTTGGGTTGCTAAGAGAGAGCAGATTAAAGCTAGAAAGGCGGAAACAATCACATTAGAGAATGCAATACATGACGTTCACGCTGCTGGATACAGAAAAACAACCAAATATCGCAATAAAAAGTAAAATTTTTTCTCCTTGAAACTCTGTAGCTGCGAGGGATTTGAAGATTTTTAGAAAAATTTTCTAAAAAGTGCTTTACTTTTAAAAGTAATGGGAGTAGAATAAGAATAGAAAAACGAAAGCACATTAAAATCACCTCACAGCTACGACACCTGCTTGAAGAGGTAAACCCACGGCAGGAGTTGGATAGAGGAACACCCAAAAAAGGAGAAAATACCATGAAGACATACACTATTTTAGCAAGATCACTGGAGAATACAAGTTCAATCAGACAGGTGGGCGAGGTTAGATGTAAGACCTCAGGCGAGGCACGCCAGTGGGCTATGATTAACTGCTGGCCAAAGCTGGGAAACGAGACAATGATCGTTGCTTCACCTGAACAGCTCAAGCACTGGAAGAAAGATTTCAATTTTTAAGGAGGATACCACAATGATGAGAAAATCTTTGAATGAGAACCAGATCCGTACAGCACTTTCAGCTCTTACAGCAATCTACAATCTCCCCTACGATGAGCAGCTCAAGCTTCTCGGCAGCATAGGTGTACAGGAAGCCAACGAGCTCAGGGATAAGCTGGAAACTTGGTACAACCACGATGTAAAGGGTATGTCGTATGACGATGAATATGGCTGGTACGACCCAGCTGATTACTGTTTCTAACAAGCCGAAACCACCCAGGAGGGTGGTCGTAGCAGGACGGCAACCTGTTACCTGATGATGGCAAGCCGACACGGAGGTAAGAATATGAGCAGTAACAATGTAATAGCTTTACAGAAAGGCGTTGGCTGGACACACGTTCAGCTAGACGAAATCACAAAGCTCCAGAAGAGCTGGGTCTACGATGATAAGGAGTACAGAGTGGATGTTTACTTCGGTAGACTTAGAGATGGCAGGTTCACCCCTGTAGTGATAATGAATGTGTACGAACAGGGAGCTGGAGCTAAGCAGGTTGTAGATGATAACTGTGATGTATGGACCAACATATTCACAAGCACTACCAAAGATGAAGGCAACGAGTATTTCAGATATCTATTAAAGCATGAATTCAAAGTAACAAATCTGTAAACAAACAACAATTCAACCATTAAGGAGGAAACCTAACATGATTAGAACAATTGAGAGAGCAACAGGAAACGAGTTTCAGGCAAAGCGCATTGAGGGTGGATACAAGGTGTACACACTCGCAGGTGAGCCTTACAAGAAGTTGAAGGAGTCAACATTCAAGAGATACTTCAAGGTGCTGGGAGAAGCAGCAGGGAAGAAAGTTGAGCCTCAGCCCAAGGTCAGCGATGATGACTACGATGAGCCTGAGCAGCCTACAACAAAGGCTGAGAAGCTGAAGAAAGAAAAGGCTACCGAAAAGAAGCAGGAGAAGAAATCGCCCAAGAAAGAGCAACCTGTTGTTGAACTGGATGATGTAACCAAAGAGAACATGATTGAGAAGATTAAGAAGATTCTCAATCTCAGCAAGAACAACTCTTCTGTTGAAGAAGCAGCTTCAGCAGCACTTCAGGCACAGAAGCTCATGGCAAAGTACAACATTCATGAGGACGAAGTTACACTTGAGGAGCTCAAGGGTGATGAGATTGGTGAAAACACTGTAGAATTAAACCACAGCTCTCATCTCTTAGCTTGGTATAAGAATCTCGCTGTGGTAGTAGCTGAGAATTTCAGGGTAAAGACTTATCTAGATGCCAAAAGAGATGTAGTATTTCGTGGGTTTACTGAGGATACCAAGATTGCACAGGAAGTCTACAGATATCTTTACACGTTAGGTAATAAGCTCGCTGGAAGAGCTTATGCTGAAGCCAAGAATAACACAGGAACAGCCAAGGGCGTGTATAACAGTTTTGTGGTTGGTTATCTCACAGGAATCAAAGAAGCTCTCAACGAACAGTGTGTAGCACTCATGATTGTTACACCCAAGGCTGTCGAAGAGGATTATGCAATATTCTCTCAGAACCTTGAAGCAGGACGTAAACACACTCTTAAAGCTCGTCAGGGAAAAGCTTATGAAGATGACAAGAGAGAAGGCAAGGCAGCAGTGAAGTCTCGTCAGCTCACAGACAAGAAGAATAAAGGAGGTAAGAAATCATGAATTATTCACCAAAAGCATCCGCACAGGTTTTGAAAGACATAGCAATGACTCTCCCTTCTGATAGCAGAGGAGTAAAAGCTCTTCAGGATGGGATTGAAGCTCTTGAGTATATGGAACAGTCTAAGTCTGTAGCAAACAAGCCCAGTGGCAAGGTGACAAACATCCTTGCCAGCTTGGGACTGGGAAAGGAATGAGCCTATGAAAATTGATGTTTTTAAGACTTTTAAGCTCCCCAAAAAGACCATATGTGGATTGGTTCATAGGATAACAAGTCCCAAGGGAATAAGGACACTAAACGAGACTACAGGACTATATCACTACAATCTCCATACAACCCTCAAACAAATATATGAAGGTGACCCAGCGGAGCTTGAGGATGGATTGTACTGGATTGTTGATATCTCCAAGGATAGAGAGAACTCACTTCACTGGAACCACTATATAATGGAGGTGTGCGACGGAGAAGCAGATATCCTTGAAAGTTACAAGAGTGTAAATGGTACAGATTGGATACCAAAGGCTCTACCGACAATCAAACAATACTTTGACTTGCAAAGTCAGTAAATCTCAGGATAAGATTTACTATTTACTTTTAACACAAAGAGGCTTATAATTGTTTGTGTAAGGCGTAAAAAGGCGTCTATAGACGTCTACAGAGCTATCGCCAAGTGGTAAGGCACAGGTCTCCAACACCTGTATCGTTGGTTCGAATCCAACTGGCTCTGCTGAGTGACATATCAATCCCCCCTCAATAATGAGTGTCACTCAATGCCATACGGCGTCTCCAACAACATAAGGAAAAGTGATGCAGATGCAATAGGTAATTGCTAATCAGTTGCGGTCATGCTAAGGCAGGACCAATGCAACGAGCAGGGTTCGATTCCCTGCCTGCGTCATCCTCTCATACCCACAAGCGAGAGGAATATTCTTACACCCCGTAAATGGGTTGCAGGGTAGTTCAATTGGTAGAACATAATTTGGATGATTATACATGCGGGTTCGAGTCCCGTCCCTGCAATAGCTGGTTAGCTCAATGGAAGAGCACCGTGCGCACATAAAAACAACGAGAGGTGTATGAGGGTTCGAATCCCTCACCAGCTTTCAGCAGATAAGTTAAGCTCGGCAAGACTATTCATGCATCTTAGATTTCGTCCATCCCGAATCAATGATATACATGAACAATACAGGTTCAAATCCTGTTCTGCTGAATCGAGCGAAAGCTACTATTTTATTATATTAAAGGAGGAAACAATGCCTGAAGAAAAGTTAGAACAGAACAGAGAGCTGCGAGAGAAGGCAAGAACAGTTCTCACTAATCTTAAAAGCTTCAAAGACTGGAGCTTCGCAGCCTACAAGGTGGAGGAGAAAGAGAAAGACGTAGTGATGATTGCATTAGAGCACTATATGAAAGAGCTTGAAATGGAAGAGATTCAACTGCGCCTACAGAATTGAGGGAGGAGCACATGACCTTACAGAAATATGTAAATGATATTCTTCAGATTCCTGTGACACGTGTAGGAAACAGATATATGATTGAGGCTATCGAGATTGTTCTTGATACTCATGACCATAAGTTTTATCCACAACTGTGTAAGACTACAGGAAAGGCTACTCGTCAATTAGAGAAAGCTCTAAGAGATGTCAAAGAAAAGAGTCTAATCTATATGGAGAACTCTGTTAAAGAACAGATGTTCCCCAATCTTATTAACAAATCAACACTACCAAATACAGAATTTGTTGTATTAGCAGCACAATTCTACAAGGAGCACTATGAGGACAAAGAAGAGAGATGAGCTCTATTGCGGGGTCAGGCAAGAAGTCATAGCAAATGCTAAGCCTGTCATAAACTGGGAGAATGTGTATCACTTTAAGCGATTTGTTCTTGACCGCTACAGAATCCACAAACGTAAAGACGTGAAAGGACTTCCTGCTCCTTGGACAAAGAATCCTGTATTGCAGGAATTCAAGTTCACAAATGTTCGTAGAGAGCATGACCGCCAGACAAAGTATCTCATTGATAACATAACGAACAATCCAGAATTGTCACTTGAGGATAAGATTGTCAACTCATTCATGTTTAGGTCATGGAACAATTGGTCCACGCTTCGAGATTTTGGTTTTCCATACAAAGCTGAACAATTGTATGACCCAGAATTAAAAGGACGAATTCGAGACAAATTTTATCATTTGCAGGGCAAAGAGCCAGAACGTCTGTGGTATAACAATGCTTACAATCAAGGAGGCACCAAAAGTGCGTGGAAGAGACTTTTTCCAGACAGTCCCATAGAAAAGGATATTCCGCTACGCCCATTTCACGTTGGTGTTTGGCTCGGTGAGCAAAAGATAGTTGAAAAGCTGCTTAAAGCGAAAAATCAACAAGAAGCTTTTGAAACAATCAAGAGTGTGCGAGGATTCGCTGATTTTCTTGCTTATCAGGTATTTGTAGATTTAACCTATATTGAGGACTTTCCATTTAGTGAGAATGAGTTTGTCATAGCTGGACCAGGATGTAAGCGTGGACTTGACCACATTTTCATTGATAAAGATGGAATGACCTATGAAGAGTGTATATTCTGGCTGAGGAATAAGATAGACAGAACTGTTTCTCTATTCAATTCGAAAGAACTCAATGCTTGGTGTAAGAGCAACAACAAACTCAATAAAACCTATCTATGTGATGTAGTCTTCAGAGATTTGCCAGTACATGACCGCTGCATGAACGTGATGAGCATAGAGAATTGTATGTGTGAGCTTAGTAAGTATGTCAAAGCTGTAAACGGTACAGGAAGACCTCGAAATAAATACAAACCTCATGAGGAATGATACATGACTGAGGAGCAGAGACAAAAACAAAGAGAATACAATAAGCGACATTACAATAAACACAAAGCCGAATTGGCTGTGAGAATGAAGCAATATCGGGATAACAACAAAGAAAAGAAATCAGAGTACAATAAGAAGTATTGGGAGAACCACAAAGAAGAACTTAAAGAAAAGAATAAAAGAAACCATAAGATTTGGGTTCAAAAGCAACTCGAAAATGTGCTTAAATCTCATGGGTATTCATTAAAGGAGGATTGATAGTATGATGTCCAGCTCAATGAGAAGATATCTTGATGGACTCAATGAAGCCAATGAATATGCAAAGAAAAACTCTACTTGCGCTAAGGTTCAAGTCGGCTCTATGATAGTTCCTCGAGGAAGGCATCTTCACATATTTGGGTGTAATCACGGAGTCATGAATTGCAAAGTGAATGGGTGTAGACGTGTCCGCTTATACGGAGAAAATTCTAAGACCCACAGACTTCCAAGTGACTGTGATGCTCTACATAGCGAGGTTGATGCCATCTGTAATGCAGCCAAGATGGGCGTTGATTTATTGGGAGCTACTATTTATGTAACGAGATATCCCTGTGAGGCTTGTGCTAGAGCCATAGGTGAAGCAGGAATAAAAGAAGTTGTGTATGGGAGGAATGAAACAATGTCTGATTATTCTAAACTCATACTCAACTGCTATGGTGTAAAAGTAAAGAAAGTAAAAGAATGGACAGAGGAGGATGACAATGGCTGAGATGTTTACAACTACATTTGGGGAAATGGCTGAGATTTTGGAAAGAGCAAGAAATGTATACGGAAACAAAAATCAGATTATGGTGTGTATTGAAGAGTTAAATGAATTGGCATGTGTACTAGCTAAGTATCCTCGATACACAGATGAGTGCAAGGCTACTCAAGAATTATATGATAAAGCATTAGATGAAGTTGCCGATGTTTACACAATTCTAGAACACGTAAAGGCAATCTTCAATATGAGTGAAGAAGAAGTTATTCAGCGCAGATTCTTAAAGGTGAGTCGTGTAAAGAAGTGGCTGAGCCACAGCGAGAGTATGCAGGAAACTGTGGATGACAGAGAGCTTGAAGAGGAAATGAGCGGAGATTGTAGGAATACAACTCTTGATGAAAAGAAAGAAGATTACTGTGTTGGATGTGTAAGAAATAGAGGAAACATTAATGCTAATGTGTATGATTGTTATTGTGCGCCTTGCTTAAAAGCTCAAGCGACTGAGGGAAGAGCTCCCTACAAATATTCTATTAACTAAGGAGTGAGTGTATGGAATTTCAAGATTTTAATAGTCTTGTTGGAGGCGACAGCTATGTCCGTTGCTCTGGTAAGAAACGTATCGATACAGCCATTGTCTCGCTTCCGAGAGCTGAAGAGCATGTATTCAGTGGAGGACAAGTTGGCTGGTGGGTAAAGAGCGGATACATTATTGTAGATATAGATGCTGATGGAACGCCTGAAGGCAAGCAAAAAGCTCTGGACTGTATAAAGTATTTAGGAATTAAGACTCTTATGATGAAGACTCCTCATGGAGTTCATCTGTATTTTAAGACAACTCAAGACTTTCCTCAAAAAGTTGGAATGATACTGCCTTGTGGCATTAAGTGTGATTTCAGATGTGCGAATAAAGGCTATGTTGTTCTTCCTTATGGGGACCAAGGAAGGTCTTTCAATAAGTGTAAGAAGATTGCTGAATTGCCGATGGAATTCACTCCTATGGCGAAGCGTGAGAGCTTATTAGGAATGAAGGAGGGCGATGGGCGCAATGCTGCTCTGTTTGCTCATCTTATGAGCTATAAAAACCATGGAGCTACTGATGAGCAAATAGAGAAGATGGCACACTGTATAAATGATGTTGTGTTTGATGAGCCTATGAAAAAAGGTGAATTGAACAAGATTATACAGAATACATTCAAATATGAGGCTCAATCACAGGGTGAAAATCCTTATCTGATTTACAACAGCAAAGGAAACCCTGTCAAAATCAATAGCAGAGCAATTGTCGATTACTTTGTAAATCAGGGTGACGTTTTTGTTCTTGGTGGAGAAATGTATAGATATCAGAATGGTATCTATGTAGAGTCAGGAAACTATGTTCGTGGAATCATTAAAGACATGATTATGCTTGATAACTTCATATCTCATGGTCAGATAAAAGCTGTGTATGATTTACTTGCTGATGATTACAGACTTCAGAAGTCTTCCTCAGAATTGAATGCTAATACAAATCTAATTAACTTCGAAAATGGCGTGTGGGATATAGAAGACCACAAGATGCTTCCTCATGATAGCAAGTATCTTCAGACAATACAGATACCGCATGAGCTCGGATTGTATAAGCCTTTTGAAGAAACAAGACTGTATAAATTCTTTGAACTCACGAGGCTACCTGAATCAGACATAGACATGATTATGAAGTACATGGCATATTGCCTCACTCTCAAACATGGTCTGAAGACATTTATGGTCTTGTTGGGTAGAAGTAACACTGGTAAATCTGTATTGATACGGTTTATTGAGAATCTTATTGGAGCAGAAAATACATCAGCTCTCAGTATGCATGAGTTGAATATGAGATTCTATCCTGCCCAGCTCTATAATAAGTTACTCAACGCCTGTGCGGATAACAACTCTCTCCCCTTGCAGAGTATTGATTCTCTCAAGAAGATTACTGGCGGAGACTTGATAATGCATGAGAAAAAGGGAAAAGAGCCATTCTTCTTCGTCCCATTCTGTAAACTAATATTCTCATTCAACCAGATGCCTCTTCAGTTAGAGGAGAAATCAAATGCATTCTACAAACGTATGAGAATATTGAACATGGAAGAAGAGTTGTTTCTGAATGATGCTTACGTTAACGACCTCTGTACTAATGGAGTAGAAGAGATTATTCCTTATCTTCTCACTCTGTTACCCACAGATGAGATACCCTCTACAACAAGAAGCTCGAAACTGGTTGAAGACCTTAGACGAGATAGTGACAGCATACATGCGTTTATTGAAAGAAAGTGTTATTTAAATGAAGGAGTCTCAATAGCTAAAGGCGATTTGTACATTGAATATGTGAACTTCTGTAACGATGTAGGTCGTGAAGCACATAAGAAACACGCTTTTATGCGTACACTAAGAGCACAAGGAATAATAGAGTCTAGAGACACAACTACAAAAGAATACATTTGGCGAGGAATAACTCTGAAAAAATATGTAAAAAGGAGGAAGAAAGATGGCGAAGATGCAGAGTGAGTTGGATAAGATTCTGAAAGAAGCCAAGCAGTGTCCTGTTAAAGGAAGATTATATATGTATGAAAAATACAAGCTCAGAGTTCAAGACTTGGGATTGTCAAGTGAGGAATACACTCAAGCTTGTAGACAGTTAGCAAACAATCTGGAGGTGTAGGTATGGACATGATTCAGGAAAAACAAAGATTAAAAGATTTAGTTGGAACGTCCTTTAAAGAGAAGGCTACTGGGATTTTATGGAGAGTTGAATCCGTATCACACAATATCTATAAAGATGTTGTTCTTCACTTAAAATCACCCACAGGAAGAACACATGAGTTGATTGAGGGTTCAGAAGAATATTATCTAATGTTTAGGAGAGTATGATGTTTGCAACCATTGATATAGAGACCACTGGTCTTAATCGTTACACAGACAAGATAACATTTATCGGGATAGGGTTGTCCCATTCTGTTGAAGATGAAACCTTTTTCAAGGGGTACATCTTAGACATGAGCAGGGAGGAGAATTTACATAAATTTAAAGAGATATGTAATAAGCTCAGACAGAAGAAGGCAACCCTGATATTCCAGAACGGAAATTTCGACACACTATTTATAGAATGGCACTACCACATAAAGTTACCTGTATCTGAAGATATCATGCTTATGGGCACAGCATATGACTTAGCTGCGGAGCATGGTCTTAAGAAGATGGCTCATAACTATCTGGGTGTTGAAGATTGGGACATTTCGAATAAAGACAAACTCATGAAAGGTAAGGACAGCCAAAAGACTCTTATTCCTTATCTTAAAAAAGACGTGAAATACACATGGTTACTCTATCGATTCTTCAAAGAAAACATGACTGAGAGTCAGGTGAAAATCTACAAAAAGCTGTTAACTCCTGCATATCGCATGTATAAAGATATTGAAAGAACTGGAATTTACTTCTGTCATGATGATTATCTAAAAGTGAGGAAAAAGTATCAGGATATAGAAGATGATAAATACAGTCAGTTAAAAGCCAAATATGACATAAATTGGAATAGTCCTCAGCAAAAGGCAAAGGCTCTATTTTTAGACCCTGAAGGAGAGAATCTTCCAATCATAAAAGTTACTCCCTCTGGTGCTCCTTCAGCTGATGCGGGAGTATTGAATAGACTCGCTGCTGACGGTTATGAGCTTCCCAAGCTTATGCTTGAGTACAGTGCAGCTAATACATTAAATAAGATGTTCTTAAGGAGGTGGGGAGATGACAGCTCTTATGATGGACGAATTCACGCAAGCTATAATCTCACAAATGTCGTCTCAGGACGCACAAGCTCTTCAAACCCAAATCTTCAACAAGTTCCTCGAACACCTGATGTACGAGCACTATTCAACGCTCCTGAAGGACGATGCTTCTTTGAAGCTGATTACTCCCAGCTGGAACTTCGAATCGCAGCCCACTATGCTAATGAACCAACGATGCTTAGGATTTACAGAGAAGATGGAGACATACATAGTGAAACTGCGAAGCTGATGACAGGTGGACGTGAACCTACTAAAGATGAGCGACGCAAGGCAAAGGCTGTTAATTTTGGTTTCTTATATGGTATGGGTGCTAAGAAATTCGTTGATTATGCATATGACTCTTATGGAGTAAAGTTTACACTGTCTGAGGCTCAGAAGTTTAGAGAGTTGTTCTTTGCTAAGTATGCAAGGCTACTTCCTTGGCACGAGGAGCAAAGGCACTTAGCTGAAGCACTCGGAGGCGTTCCAAATCTGTTTGGTAGATTTAGAAGTCTGCCAAAGATATATGCAGATAACTGGAAAGAAAAAGGTGAAGCTGAGCGACGCAGCATAAATACTCCTGTTCAGGGTTCAGGTTCGGATATACTACTCAGCGCAGCTACTCAGATAAAAAGAGAGCTCGAGCCCAAAGGACTTAAGATTGTTGGAACTGTTCACGACTCAATTCTGGGGGAATTTCCTGAGGAGGACAAAGATTTCTTTGTATCTGAGATTAGAAGAATTATGATACACCCCGCATTGTTGGATGAATTTGGCATTGAACTTAGATGCCCATTGGATTGTGATATAGGAGTTGGACCATGGGGAACACATTAAAAATTAGGGACTTTACTTTTAAAAGTAAAAAGTTTATAATTGAGTTTGGAGGAATGCTGTTGCTGTTATTGTTTGTGGCAAGTAACCAAACACCAGTACAAGAGACACCAAATCTTTCGTCTCTTCCAAGAATAGTTGAAACTGAGCCTGTAGAGTACAAGATTGAATCTCGACAGGTAACTAAAGAAGAGCAAGAAGAGATAAGAGATGAAATCTACTATGGAGAGATAGAATTGTTGGCTCTTGTTGTATATGCAGAAGCTGGGAATCAAGATGAGCTCGGCAAACGCTATGTAGCAGATTGTGTGCTCAACAGAGTTGATAGTGAAAGATTTCCAGATAGTATTGAGGAGGTTGTGTATCAAAAGAACCCTGTTCAATTCGCTTGTACTGTGGATGGTGCTCTCGACAGAGCAGGATACAACATAACTGATGATTGCTTCAGGATAGCAGAAGAAGAGTATGCTGAAAGAACAGACAGTACAATAATCTACTTCAGAACACAACAGTATAGTAGCAGTGGACATCCAGCATTTAAGCATGGAGACCATTATTTTTCAACAAAATGAAGGAGGTAAGATAAATGGATGAACTGACAGGAATGTATGTATTGATAACTTGTGGTATGTACCATGGCTATGTTGGACAAGTTGTCCGATATATTTTTGGTGAATATACAATACAGCTTCATATAAACCACGATGGGTATGATATTAGATGTGCAAATCAGTATGTTAATATCCCGAGACATTATATAAATGCTTTAAATTCTAGAGAGTATCACGAACGTCTAGCGATGGCGAGAGACGAAAGACAGATATTTAACACAGTTAAAATGCCACCATTATTCGCAAGAGAGGAGATTAAATCAATGTTTGAACATAAAGAATGGAAAGTAGAGAAGATAATATTTAATGAGCCAGCAACTATAATAATCTGGAAAGATGGAACTAAGACAATTTCAAAGTGTGGACCACTTGATAAGTATGACCCTGAAAAGGGTGTGGCTATATGCTTTATGAAAAAGATGTTAGAGCTTGACCCGAACAAGAAGGACAGAAAGACCACAGCGAATAGAGAAGCATTTAACATCTTACAGAAAGCACACAAGCAGTATAAGAAACATAGAGATGCAAAGATAGAGGAGGTGTTTGCAGAATGAAATTCATAGTTGATAGTCTACCATATTATGGTGGACTGTGTCCTTTTCATAATGACTGTTATCAAGCAGAATGTCTTGATTGTCCTGCGGGATGGGATAAATATAAGGTGTATGGAGAGTATGGTCAAGAAAATCCAAGACAGTGTGAACACTTAATAGAGTATAAGCAGTTTATAAAGGAGCAGAATCAATGATACATGAATTAAAGATACAGCCGCAATACTATCACGATGTTAAATGCGGAATCAAGCGGTTTGAACTCAGAAAAGATGATAGAAATTACAACATTGGCGACTATGTGATACTAAAAGAATACGATAACGGAGTATATACAGGAAACGAAACTAAACCAATGGAAATACTGTACATACTAAGAAACTGCCCCGAATACGGGCTAAAAGAAGGCTACTGCATTTTAGGATTAAAGGGGGTGAAAGAATGATAATAACAAAATACCCAGAACACATCGAAGCTCAATTAAAAAGGCTAGATGAGTTGATTGTTAAAATATATGAGGACGAACTTCCCAAGGAAGTAAACGCTGAATTTGCAGATGTGAGAAGTATTGAAAGAATAAAGCGAACCATCTATGAACGGACAAAGCCTCTTGTAGATGAGAAAGTAAGACTTATAAGCAGTAGCGTACCTACATATATTGTTGACCCATACAGATAAGGAGAATGAATAATGTCAGATATAGAGTTAGTAATTAAAATACCAGAAGAAGCAAAACAGGCATTTGATTGTGCCGAAAGCAATGACCTAAAAGGCAGTTATTACGACCACGGTGGAGTTATTGGAAAGGCTATTAAGAACGGTACACCACTTCCTAAAGGGCATGGAAATTTGAAAGATATCGGAAAGTGCGATAGAAAACTGTTTTATCAACAGTGTGGCGGTGCAAATTCTCTTATAACTGTAAAAACCGCTTTTGATATGCTTTTATCGTTGCCAACAATCATAGAAGCAGACAAAGCAGAAGGAGCTAATGAATGACCGACCAAACATTAAAAGATATAGACCGAGCGTTCAAAGCCTTAGAAGAACGTGATGAATTGCTTGACAAGATAAGAGCCGAAATTATCAAGTACGAGGGTGATTGCCGATTATCTGATGACGAATACCCATCATGTAAACAATGTACCGACAATGTGTTTGAAACAATCTATGGGATTCTTGACAAGTACAAGGCAGAAAGTGAGGATAAGGAATGACAATACCAAAAGAGATAGTTGAGAAGATGGAACAAGTCAATACTCTTATGGCTGAAATAGATAAATGGTTGGATGAGAATATCGAAACGGACGGTTCAAGGCACAATCACAGGAGATTATTTACGGACGAATATTACCACGATGACCATTATAAGTTTGATGATGAGCCAAACGGAGAACCCCAAGGAGACGGAGAGTATTGTAATCAATCAACTTATGGCGAAGATAGTTTCTACGGAACATACTACTATCCTACCGAAAAAGGTAATTACTTTTGTTTTGAATATTGGCTATAAGGTAGAAAGTGAGGGTAAGAAATGGGAAATGAAGAATTAAAGTTTGATGGTGATAAATTGTTTGTTTGCACGTCATTACCACAATTCGGTGACGGCATATGCATAGCACAACTTGTAATGACTAAAGAGATTTTTCAAGAGTGTTATAAAAGGTGGATTGAGTCACAGGAAAGGGGCGATGAGGAATGAAAATAAGCGAAATCATCACAGATAAATATAAGTTGCGCATACCGCCAACAGTTTATTATGATCTTTTGGCTGATGTACAGGAGGCGGAAGAGGAGCTTATGGTCGCAATAGATAGTAGTATTTCACTTCCTGACAATGCAACTAACGGTGATGTAATAAAAGCTTTATTTGCTGAGTATCGTGTGGTTGATACGCTTGATGGATTTATAAGAATCATAGACCCTATATATAATCTTGCTACAAAAGGAAGGCTTAAGAAGGATTGGTGGGATGCACCATATAAGGAGAATAAAGAATGAGCGAATACATTGTATCAGCTATGGTTGTTTACGTGGAAAATATAGAGGCGGATTCAAAAGAAGAAGCCATCACCCATTTTATTAAGAGTTGCCCTTATGATATAGACGCAGAATCAATAGAATGTGAGGATGAAGAATGACAAAACAAGTATATGAGGATTTAAAAGAACTTGAAGCGGCTTATAAAAAGCTAACTTGTTCAATTCAGCAAGCGTTTATTTCAATCGAGTTAAAAACCGAGTTAAAATCCGAGTTAACCGAGTTAAAGCCTGTTATTCACGCTAAATGGGATAGAGGTTATTCATTCCCCGATGGTGAATATTGGAAATGCTCACATTGTAATGAGTTAATCAAAGTAAAAATACCAATGCATTATTGTAATAACTGTGGAGCGAGAATGGATAAGGAGTAAACACTATGAGAACAGGTATAAAAGAAGCTAGAGCTAACGTACTACTATTGACAATCGTACTTCTTATATTGGTAATAATGGCTTTTATCGCAAGAGAATACAGGATAAAAAAGGCGAGTGATTATGATGTCAAGTACGAACATTTCAAGATGCGGGAACAACAAGAATACCTATATTGCCCGTATTGTGGGGAATATTTAGGGGATAAGGAGTAAAAGAAATGACAGAAAAACAGAAATGTTTGAGAGCTTGTAGTTTTGCAGTGATAAAGATGATTGAGAGTGGTAGCAGTTCACTCGCAATGGATATTCATAGTGACAATCCATCGACGATTAAATGGAGCGATGTTTTAGAGTGGATTGAGAAAGAAGAGATGAAAGCATGAAAAAGTATGTAAAAAAGCCGATAGAGGTAGAGGCAATACAAATTAAAGTTGAGAATATGCCAGAATTAAAGCGTTTCTTAATAGACAATTTAGATAATTGTCGTATTGATATTTCATTCGCTGAAGGAATTGTAATAATAATTCCCACTTTAGAGGGTGATATGAAAGCACATGAGGGCGACTATATCATCAAAGGCGTAAGAGGCGAGCTGTACCCTTGTAGAAAAGATATATTCGAGGAAACTTACGAAGAGGTAAAAGAATGAGTACCATTAGCGCAATAATGTTAGCACAATTACAAGAACAAATGAAAAGGGAGAAAGAAAATGACAGAACAGGAATTTATAGACAAGATAAATAAAGCAATAAAGAACTGCCCTTGGAA